GCGATGACCAATGCACGCCCATTAACAGCTGTACGCCTGCGATCTCGGACAAGCCGCAACCGGCTAGGGCCGGTTGTTCGCACACCGACAGCCATGGGCTGCATCGCGTGAAAAAAAATAACCCTGACGGCCGGATCCGAAGATCCGACCGTCCTGGTTTCTAGCAGCATAGCTTAGCTAGCTCATCGACATGCTTCTGAGCAGCTTCGTCTAGCTCTGCATACTTGACGCCATAGATGCCTTTGGCCAGGTTTGCATAGGCTGCTGCCATGCGCTCTGACTTGTCATCAGGATTAGCCTTGCGATCATTCTCGATCTGCTCGCCACGAGCTTGCTCCTTGATGACTTCTGCCATTGCAATGTTGATAGGGTCTTCACGGTCTGCCTTGACCATGAACTTGTAGGCGATCATCGCCTGAGGTGACATGTTGTTCAGATCCTCCGGTTTGATGCTGATCATTTTGATCTCCTTTCGTCAGGATTTACCTTGCGTAATTTACACACTTGATTGTTTGGTTGCTTGGTTATTAGGGCTGTTGTCTGTTCAGCCACACCAGATAACCAGTTTATTCTTCACAAAATACACACATTTACCTAAGAAACCAGGGATATAGGGGGTTAGTATATATTAGGATTATTAGGATTCTTTGTTTTCTTTATATCTACCCGCGCTAATTTTTCCAGCTCTCATAAGAACCCTGGATACCATGCTCACTGGAAAACCGGACGGACGAACCCTTCCAAGCGGCCAGGGTTTCCCGACCCTCCACGGCCTATCAAGTTTTTCCTATTTTTTCCTATTTATCTAGTTTGTCTTGTTTATCTTTGTATATCTAATTTCAAATGCTTGTATAGATGGCGGGGGAGGGTAACTGAGATCGCTACCCCACCATCCGCCGCCATCTAACCATGCTTGTTGCCCGATCCCCCGTGACCTCAAAGGGTGACTGCAAATCCGCTGTCGCGGATTCTGCTGCACGTCTTACTGAGATCATCATGGTCAACAGGCATAGCTCCGCCTATGGTACGTAATCCCCTTATTCAGCTTTTCTAGGCTGCCTTGCTACCACGTCCTCCAAGGAACATAAGGTTAAGGTCTGTCCATGACCGGTATCCGCCCTCCCGTTTTGCCTGCGGGGAAGGGCTCCCCGTGCGCGCCCGGCGATGAGGCGCGCCTTGAGATCATGGACCTCATCGGCATCCCCACGGCTTAGCCTCGGCTCTCGCTTTATGTCCATGCGTACACAGACGGGTTCATTCCGTGGGGAACTTCAATCCTCGGTTATTCAGACTCACTGGCCTCTTTTAAGCCGACCGGGAACGGACGCTATAGTCGCCATGGAGGAGTTCCCGCCTCCAATTGGTAAGTCCATTTTACCATCGCCCCGTCACCGTCACTCCGTGCTCTATTATTCTTTTTCGAGAATAATGACATTCACATCGGTCAGTGTTATCATTTCTCCCGTGGGGATACGGTCGACCGGGAACTAGACTGCGATCCTTGCAGACACGGTGGCCCTCGGAGGAGTTGATCCTTCGGGGGCCTTTCCTTTGCACCGTGATTATTCTCAAGAAAGAATAATGCGCTCAAGCATCAGAGGTGGTAAGATATCCAAGACGCCCGGATACGGGCACCTCGATGAGGATGGCGGTCCTTTGCCCTTTTTCCGCTGGCTTGTCCTGGTGACCGATCTGGGCGTCCATCTACATCGGGAGGACTGGATACCCCCTTTTCGCAACCTCAGGGTGTCAATGTGGCGAACGTCGGAATTGCTAACCCCTCGGTCCTCCCGGCCATTTCGGCGCCTTATCTATTTGAGAAAAAAGAATAATGTCCTAGACTCTCTGGTAGACATATAGATCGCGTTCTAAGGACGACGTATGATAGAGAGCCTTTTGTATCCGAAGAAGCTAACGGAGCCGCCGCAACTTCTTGTAGATGTAGGGGCACTGTTCACCGGAAAGAACGGTAATTTTACCATACCTGTAATCGGTTCCCAGGGCGTTACAGACAAGCAAACCTATCGACTTATCGACGTTAGCTCGGATGGCTCGAATACCTTCAGGATCGGCTTCATAAAACAGCTGGGCAGAAGTACGGGCGGTGTGGGGATACACACGGCGATGCCGTTCCAGATCATGACAGCCCAACCAGATGAATACAGGTGTCATGGGTGGATAACGGACTACGACAACGTCGACTTATTGAGCACGCCGGACAAGACTGAAGTGGCAAAAAGTATATCAGGAAAAGATTATGTCTCTGTCTCTATATATAATCCGCCTTCAAGTGAGCATAAGTCACTGTTCAAGATGACGAGCGACGAGTTTGCTGGGGAGGGGCAGTTCTCATCGATAGGACAGTTCGGCGGCGTTTACAGCGGCATTGACTGTACTATCAAATATAGCGACGAGGATGCTTATAATGATTTCCCCGATTTCAATGATTACGACATAGTAGCGATTGAGGTTATCGTCAAGGTAACAGTCTACTCCGGCTCTGACTCCAGTGGATTCAAAGTAGGCATCGTATAGTTCAGATGTCGTCAGTCTAGTTGAATCGTAAGAGTAAGGAAGTTTGATGATAGAAAACCTTGTATATCCGAAGAAGCTAACGATGCCGCCGAAACTTCTTATAGATGTGGCTGCACTGTTCAATGGAAAGAACGGTGGTATAACCATACCTGTAGTTGGTTATACAAGTTCCTCGGGCACAGAAATAAAATACCGACTTATCGACGTTAGCTCGGATGGCTCGAATACCTTCAGGATCGGCTTCATAAATAAGCTGAAAATGGGCAATGGCGATTCAGTTATGCGCATAGCACTACCGTTCCAGAGCATATCAGCCGAGGCGGATGAAATCAGGTGCCATGGATGGGACACGGCTAACGCTGACTTATTGAGTACGCCGAGCAAGACTGAAGTAAGAAAAAGTTCGAACCAGATTTATCCTAGGGTCTACACAAATCGGTTCTATTCAAATGGGCATAGCTTCCTGTTCAAGATGACGAGCGACAAGTTTGAAGGTGATGGCTCCGGGAAACAGTTCTCATCGAAAGGATTGTACGCCGGTCTTGAGTATGAAATTAGCAATAATATTTCCGCTGCCGGAAATGAGTTTACCGAAATGTACAATAACTACGCTAGCGTTGATAAGACGATGGCTCTTGAGGTTATCGTCAAGATAAAAGTCTACTCAGGCACTTATTCCGATGGATTCCTAACCGGCATTGCGTAACTCTGATTCTCCCAGGCTAGGCTATTGACAGCCTAAAAAGCCGCAGTGCTATCCTAGTCTTTAGAAGGCCCCGGGTCTGCCGAGTCCCCGGGGCCTTCCCTTATATCAGGGAGGAATATGGCGCGCAGCTACGACATAGCCGAGATCATGACGAGCGACGGTGGCCTTAATGAGCAGGTACGCCGTAAGATCAACCTGAACTTCAGGCGCGTCGTTGAGATCGCCACGCGCGAGAAATCTGCCTCCGATGGAGCAATGCTGGGAAGCAAGATCCAAGATACAGTTGAATCCTACATCGAGTCGATACTCCCTGACCTTATCAAAGAGATCGAGGATAGCTCATTCGATCGTATGTATCCGACGGGATGCGTCATCGTGACGCACACATCATCTGATCCAAGGCTAACCCGCGGCAAGTGGGAAGCTATCACGTCAGGTAAATACGTCCTCACCGCCGGCTCCGGATATCCAGTCGGATCGACTGGTGGAAGCAATATGATTGAAGCCGGAAATCTTCCGAATAACGCTAACTCGCTCAGTGGCGATAACGGCACATCCGAATCTGAGCAAGAGCCATTCATGCCAGAATACATCGCACTTCTTTTCTATAGGAGGATATCGTAATGGATTTCGACCAGCTGATGGCATCCGGGTCGCTGTTGATCGCATTCGCAACCCTCGTCTCGACAACCATCATACGGATCAAGTCTGACGCCAAGGACGAAAAGTCCCTGTCAATGAAGATGGATTTCCAAACACAGATTCTCGAAGAGACGAGAGATTGCGTGAAGTCCATCGAGGGTCGCGTGAATGATATGGATACTAGGATTGCCAAGCTGGAAAGCTCCAGCGAAACTTTGTTTCACAAGGTGGACCGTAACTCCGAGAGGATCGATAAGATCGAGGATAGGTTCATCGTGCAGAACATGGGTGGAACTGATTAGAAAGGAAAGCGTATGCTCGACAAGTTCCTAAATGACGACAGCACCGAGATGAGGCTGGCAAGGACGGTAGTGCAGGGCCTTGTATCTGTCGCAATCGTAGCCGTGCCGATCGCTGTATCCAGCACCATCAAGGACCCCACGGTTGCCTCTCTGGCCACCGCCGCCATCATGTGCATCCTGTCGCCGGTCATGTCTATGTTTCGCACCGGCAACCCGGAAGATGGGGTAGTCGAGGCTGACAAGGGTAAGGAGGACTAATGGCTGAAGAGATCAAAACCATGTTCGATGAGCCCGCAGACGGCGAGCAGGAACCTGAGAACGCCGCGATGGGCTCCAAGGTAGAGGAGGCATCTGAGTAATGGCAGGCATTCTCCCCACCATCGTCGATGTGTCCGAATGGCAAGGTAACATCGACTGGGCGGCCGTGAAGCCCAACATTCACTTCGCCATCCTGCGCGTCCAGGACGGCACGTACCTCGATTCCAAGATCTCGCGCAACATCTCCGAGTGCGAGCGTCTGGGTATCCCGTACTACTGCTATGGCTTCTATCGCAACGGTGGTGCCGTCGAGGCGTCCAGGCTCGTCTCGCGTGCCAAAGCCGCCGGTGCCAAGAACTGCCGAGGATTCGTGCTCGATGTCGAGGTCGGCGGTCAGTCTGTCGCCGGCATCGTATCCGCGGGCAACACGCTCGCCAAGTCCGCAGGTGATAACGGCGTCTATATCGCCAACCATCTGTATGGCCAGTATGCCTCGGTCGTCTCTCAGCCCTGGGTCAAGTGGACCTGGATCCCGACCTACGGCGTGAACGATGGCTATGCGCACACGCCCCCCAGCCACTACTGCGATCTGTGGCAGTTCACCTCTGTCGGCCGCGTGCCCGGCATCGCTGGCAACACTGACTGCAACGCCCTGAACGGAAAACGTGACCTGGCATCGTTCACCTCCGGCACGAAGCCCGTGGTACCCATGACACCTGAGAAAGCCGATTCGTCCCTGCCGTTGCACGTCCTGGTCGGTAATACGATTCTGGGCATGTACGGAAACGGTGATGCGCGCAAGGCGAACCTTGGTTCCCGATACGCTGAGGTGCAGGACGCCGTCAACCACATCTGCTCTGCCAAGACGTCCGTCCTCGCTGACGAGGTCCAGGCTGGCAAGTGGGGCAACGGCGACGAGCGCAAGCGTGCTCTCGGTACCCGCTATGACGAGGTCCAGGCTGAGATCAACCGACGTGCCGGCCTCAGCAAGAAGTCCGTCGATACCATTGTCGCCGAGGTTATCGCAGGCGCCTGGGGCAACGGTCAGGACCGCCGTAATAAGCTCTCCGCTGCCGGCTATGATCCTGATGCTGTCCAGGCTAAGGTCAACGCGAAGCTAGGCGTACAGCCCACCGGTAACCGTTGCTATATCGTCAAGTCCGGTGACACGCTGTCCGGCATCGCGCAGAAGGTCGGTTGGGGCGGTAACTACATCGGCCTTGCCAACAAGAACGGTATTGCCAACCCGAACGTCATCTTCGCGGGCCAGAAGATCTACTACTAGCAACAGGATGACAAACTCATCCCATGAGACGGAAGCTCCAGTGTTGATCGCTGGGGCTTCCTTTTTTCATGGGTGATATACGACATTCTCGCCGACATGATATCCCCCGTGTGATACCATCTCATCAATGCCCTCGTAGCTCAGAGGATAGAGCACCGCTCTCCTAAAGCGGGTGTCGACGGTTCGAGTCCGCCTGGGGGCACCATCGCCGGGTAGGGGGAGGCGACTTGCCCCCAATCCCGGCGGCCATTCCCTCGTAGCACAAAGGTAAGGGCAGTCGATCTATAATCGTCAGACCTGGGTTCGATTCCCAGCGGGGGTACCATAGACATCCCCTCTCTCGAAAGGGCCGCTCCTGTTGACATGCCGGGAGCGGCCCTCCTTTTCACCTGCTACAATCAATTCTCAGAAGCACATCCTCGTAAGACGGAGGAACAATATGGCATTGGACAAATACGCCTTCTCCAAGATCGCCAGGGGCGAAAACCCCACGGCTGGCGCACAGGGAGGCGGCAACCAGTTCAACGCGAGGGAATACCTCGGTGGCGGCCCCGATTCCGGCATGTCCGAGAACTTCATGTCCCTGAGGCAGAGGATCGCCGATGAGTCCGACAATAGGAGGGCCGCAGCTGAGCCTCCTGCTGGCAGGAAGAAAGCCGAAGGCCTGGACTATCTAGCCGCCACGATGGGCAAGATCGGCGAGAATATCATGGGTCTCGCTGGAGCCGAGGAGGCTGCGAAGACCGAGTCGAAGCTCGATGACGTCGGCGCCTTCCTCGCAGGCCTGCCGCTCGGAACTGTTTCCGCACCGTTTACCGGCGCGTCCCAGCTTTATGAGGCGGCCTCTGGCCACAGGGCTACTGAGATGAACGATGCCGGCTATATCCCGGATCAGGACCTCGATCTCGGACAGAGGCTTGCCACCGGCGCATCCGGTGCCATCAACGCAGTCGGCCCGTTCTTCGGCGGCTCCGCTGGCATGTTGAGGGGCGCAAAGAACGCTGCTCTCATGGGCGGCGCCAAGGCTGCCGGTCTCATGGGTGCCGAAGATGCCGCGAAGAAGATGGCTGGCAAGGCAATCGAGTCCTCCGCAAAGTCTCTTGCCAAAGAAGAGACGAAGGGCTGGGTCGGCAGGCTTGCATCCGAGGCCGCAGAGGAAGGCCTCGAAGAGTTTGTCCAGTCGCCGCTCGATGAGATCCGTGACGGCACTCTTGATGACGGCTGGTTCAACAGGGCTGTCGAGGCTGGCGCAATGGGCGCTCTCGGCGGCAGCATCATGTCCGGTGCGGGCATGGCCCTCGATAGGACGTTTGGCAAGATGGCCAATCCGTCCAACCAGTCCTCGAACAGGATGCCTCCGCTTTCGCCTGACACTAAGACTGTCAAGGAGCGCAGGGGCTTCAGCACCGATGCGACGTCCATGGTGTCCGATGCAAAGGACAGCATCAGGGATACGCTTGCTGAGCAGCAGAAGGTGCCCGGTGCGGCCTCCGCACTCCAGGTATCCTCCGGGTTGCGCAACCATGGTCTCGATGACGGAACCGTTGGCTCTGGTCTAGTCGAGAAGATCTTCCATTATCCCGATCGCAGGGATATGGAGACCGGCGAAATCCAGAGCTCCGCAAAGACAATTGCCGACTGGTTCGGTGTCACGACTGATGACATGCACAGGATCCTGTCCGGACCGAACAAGACCGCCGAGCTTAACCAGCTCGTGCAGAACATGAAGGCCAACGGCCAATCCACAAGGCTGCTCGTCGGTCGAAACCCTGATACCAACAGGGGCCTCTACTGGATCGACGTGGATGAGATCGTCGATTCCGACTACATCGATCTGAACCCGCTGACGTATTCCTACGTGAAGTCCGATATCGATGGCGATAAGGCGCAGCTCTACTTCGACCGTAACAACCAGGCATCTCTCGGCTATGTATCCGAGAACATCGTCGCTCCTGAGGCCATGGACCAGAAGACGGGCCAGCCCGCCGCGAACGTCGATATCTCCGACTACGGATTCATGCCTGCGACCATCGGTGATAAGAGTACGGCTCAGCTGACCAAGGATGACGTTAGGCGCATCTTCACTGAGGCTATCGATGAGACCGTCGGCACGAACTCCGGCATCGATGCTGTCTCCTATGCCGACAGGTGGGCCGATGAAGTCGCCTCCAGCAAGGATTCCAATAAGGCAAACTTCCTCAACGAGATCAACGCCGCCATCAAGAACTATCTCGCCAACGGTGGTCAGCTGCTCCCCGGTGCGCACCCTGGCACCGCTGTATCGAAGATCATCGGCAAGATGCAGGCAGATACGTCCGCCGGCTTCTCTCGTGCCATGGATGCAGCTGCTGCCGATGTCAGGCGTGCAAATGAGATCGTCAGGCAAATGGTCGACATGATCCCTGGAGTCCTGGCTGAGTCCAACGAGGGTCGAGGCATGTCGTCCAAGGGCGATCTTGGTGGCATTCGATCTTACGCTGAGGCTGCCACCGACATGCTGAACGCCGCATATGCGAAATACAACAAGGCTGCAACGAATGTCGGTTTTCGCCAGGACGGCAGGTTCATCCTGGAGGCTCAGTCCAAGCTGCTCCAGTCGATCGACTACACGCTCCGCAACCTCCAGACCGCCATGTCCCAGTCGGGCTTGGGCGTATCTGAATCCGTGTACCAGATGCTCGTTGACATCTGCGTAAGGCAGGTTGAGCGCGGAGGCGACGTCACCACGACGATCTCCGGCCTGTTTGACGCAGCTCTCGCGAATGGCTCGATGACTCGCTTTAGGAACGAGGTCGGGCACACGAAGATCCAGAACGGCGAAGACCTCGAAGTCCTCAAGCGCGTGTTTAGGGATGAGTACGCAAAACTGTACAAGGCATACGAGAAGGCAATCCTCACCGACAACACGGCCAACCCGAATGGCATGAAACTGCCCGGTGAGATGGATAAGCCTGAGCTTCTCGAGTCTGACGGCGATGCTGCTCTCGCAAGGTACTTCAAGCGTGCCTTTGGTTCTCAGTACGGCGAGGACATGGTCGAAGGCTGGCCGAAGCACTTCGAGGGCAAAACCTGGAATGAAGCCGTGAGGATCGTCTCCCAGGATGCAAGCTATGACAGGACGCAATTCGTCGATCTCGATAACGGATTCCAGCAGCTGTTCAACATGATGCTTGCTGACGAGGGCAGGCAGTCCAGGCAGGTAGCCATAAGGATCAACAGTGAGGTCGAAGCATCCGTACGTATGTTCGCTGATCTCCGTTCCAAGTGGGAGGCAAATGGCAAGAAGCTCCATGGAGCCGATTTCGCCATGGCAGAGCAGCTTGTCACGAAGGTAAGAAGCATCATCGGACAGAGGTCTGCCGATAAGATCGGCCTGGTCTCCGTCGATTCGTTCTTCGATTCTGGCTGGGGTGAGATGCTGTCCTCCGGAAACCAGGAGCTCGCAATGAAGGCTATCTGCGAGATGGCGATCAGTGCGAAATATGACGGCGTCATCGCGAAGCTGAACCAGGCTCTGAAAGAGAAAGATGGCCTTATGGCCGACAAATACAGGATGGCTGCGCTGAACATGCTCGGAGATCTTGTTGATACGTCTAGGGTCGATGACTACATCATCTCTGAGATTGAAGACGCCGCGAGCAGCATGGAATCACTTGAGAATGCAGAGACGTTCTCCAGGCTCTATGACGCCATAACGAGCGATGATCCGCGCCTGACGTTCGGTGTGATCTCGAGTACCTGGGATGCAGGTAGCGGAGATAACGCAAGCGTGTTCCTGACCGACGTGCTCACGACGCCCGGCTCCACGTTCTCCAATGCAGACCTTTCGAGTAGGATGAACAGGGCTGCCTCGAGCCAGCGCACCGCTGACCAAATCAACAACGAGATGAACATCGAGAGGTGGAACGCTGTATTCAGCGCTGCCACTGATGCCGGACAGCAGGAGCGCTATGCCAGCGCGATAGACGACCTGCTCAATGACCGTACCTATGAGGTCGGTAATGACGCAATCGGATCCGCGGTCTATGCTGCGACCACGATCGCAAACTCCTACAAGGAAAAGGGCGTCGTTCCGAGGTCTGCTCAGATCATGTACGCCATCTCCGAGATCTCCAGGCATGGAGCCCTGTACGCATGGTCTGACAAGCTGTTCGGTCTCTCGCAGGGCAGGATCACCAAGAGGCAGTTCCTCGATAACCCCACGCTCATCGCGAGGCTTATGGTCGATCCGAAGTTCTCGATCACCATCACCGACTGGGAGAGCGGTCAGTTCAACAACTTCAGCCGCGACGATCTGATCAGGGACGTCATCCCCGATTGGAACGGCGGACCGATCACCCTTAACGTCTACAACAAGATATTCACCAAGTATCCCCAGCTCATCTCTATCATCGCTCCGCCATCGATGTCGGTCGGCGTGAACGAGAACTCTGAGTCCACGGTTACCAAGACGACGACAGACTCCGTAGACAAGGCGCTCCTCAACCGTGTTGAGGAAGTCATGAATATCAACGAGGATGCCGACAACATCACCAAGCGTGGGTCTGAGGCTAGGAAGCGCGCGATGCGCAGGGCCAAGCTGCTGCTCATGGATCACGTCGAGTTCATCCCGGAGCTCTGCCGAATGATGGGTGATGTCGACGGAAGGCTCACGCTGAGCGAGGCGACCAAGAGGTCGAGCAAGCTCGTCGATGATATGTGCAACTACTTCATCGATCTCGCAATGTCTGGCGAGGGAACCAAGTATGTCAACATGCTTGCAGAGTCTTCTGCCGACACGTTCAACTCTGTCATGGGGACGATCAATGAATCCTTCCGCGCTGCGATGGAGATAGCTTCGCTCGAAGGTGAGGTGCTCGATAGGGCCGACGATAGGAGCCTGGCCAGCCGAGATGCGCATATCAAGCACATGTCTGAGAGCATCGTAAGTAACACGATCAACAAGTTTGCTGCTGATAAGACGGCCGGCCTCACGTCGCTTTTCAACAAGGCGTCAAAGAAGTTCTTCGACGAGCTGAACGGAGTCGACCAAAGGTTCGATGACTACATGCACGACCTCGACGAGCTCGAGACGATCATGAGTACCGTGTTCGACCTGTATGTCGATAACAGCACCACCAGGAGCATGATAGTCGACGAGATCAATCAGAGCCTGGATGCCCAGCTCAAGATGATCGATGACAACATGCTTGTCGATACTGAGGGCAAGACCGATGCTCAGATCAAGGCCGAGGCGGACAACGTCCGAGAAGCGATCAAGAACGAGCTGACCGTCGATAATATCGACAGCCAGGTCACCGCGATATCCAACAGCTTGCCGACGGCCGGTGGCATACTGAATCCTGATGACAAGCTCACCGGGTTCATCACGATAGACGACTTCGGTAATGGCACCGACGGTGCGAGGAGTCTCGTCAAAAAGAAGATCTCCGAGCTCTCCAGGAACTCGAACTTCAACCTTGGAGACGGAGAGCTGTCCATCGATGAGACCATGGATAAGATCGATGCCATCTGCGACGAGATCGTAAAGAACGACGGAGTTCTCAACGAGAAGATCAAGAACAAAATCAAGACAGCGATGTCTTTCTGGAACTCCGTTGCTATGCGCGATTGGATGATGGATAAGAACCTGCGAAGCGGCACCATCCAGAACGTCAACATCTTCAATGCTGTGGACAGGCACAACAAGTTCGTCCTCGACATGCGTGATGCCATCAGGTCTGACCTGATCGACAGGGGGATTGATCCGAACCTCGTCGATCTGACCGGTGAGAGACCGCACTACCCGCATCAGGACTTCTCTGATCCCACGCTCGACCTCATGGCGAACAGGGCGATCGTGAACTCCACGAGGGGCGGCGCCTCTACCAACGTCGGACTCAACGGTGCAAAGACTCGCGCGTATGCCGGTTTCGACTTCATCCCGAGGGACTACCGCTCGCCGGTTGCTCCTATCGAGCTTGATTACAACGGGCTGATGGACCTCGTTAAGCAGGATGGAAGCTCTACCGGATCTGCCGGATATAACAGGTTCATCGGTGCAAAGACGTGCGTTGGTGGTCCGTGGACCCAGAGCCCTGATCAAAATGGTCAGTGGGATTGGGAACTCGGCACGTTTACCGAGCGAGACCTCGACGACATGAAGGCTGATCCGACAAAGAAGGTTCTCATCTTCGACCCGATCATGTCTCCCAACGGTATCGATATCAACTGTACGCATGACGCATACAATGGCAATGGCTGCGATTTCCAGATGACTCTGGCCATGATCGGCCGCCTGCTCGATGGTACGCAGGAGGGCATGGCGCTCAAGACCGCCAAGACGATCGGTAACGTGAATCACATGTCCCAGGACGAACTGAAGATCGATGGACTTGATTACGGCGCCAACTCGACTGATATGTCTGCGCTCAATAGGTACAAGGCAGGGTCGCCGGATTGGGATAAGGCTCTGGTCGTCCTCAGGAACAAGGCCCGTGAAAACCTTATCGGTTACCGAGATAAATGGCGCAAGAACCTCAATGCAGTATTCTCCGATGATGCCAACAAGGTGCTCGGCATGGGTGATGCTGAGGCCCTGCATTTCTCGCAGCTAATCACGCCGTTCGTCGAGGTCGAGGTTGAAACTCTCGATGCCTCTGGTGAGGTCGTCGGCACGAGGACCGAACTCATCGACTCCATCGATCTGTTTGCCACGAATGATATAAGCGGGTTCAGGCAGGCCATCGCCTCCATGACGACCGATGAGTCGAGGGTATCCAGGATCATCCCGGTCGCTGTGAATCCTGAAGAGATCTCGATGAAGATCCAGCGAGAGGTAGCGGCAGCCATCCGTCAGGGCGGCAAGAAGAATAGGCAGAGGATAGCCCTCGATGCAGCCACACATTGGCGAGGCAGCTACTCCAAGACGCTGAGCGTCGGCGATGTCCTTGCTGACTTCTCGCCGGTCAAACCGTCCTCCTTCGAGTTTGCTATCGGAGACGACCGCACCTCTCCGCTCGGAAAGTTCCTGGATGAGCTCTACGGATCCAAGGCACTGGAGATCCCCGGAAACTCTCGCTCCAGGATGGACTACGCCGCCATCTCCGATACGACGATTAACACGGCATATAAGATCATGAAGGATGCTACGACACTCGGACTGAACCCTCGAAAGTTCGAAGTCGATAACAGCTTGTCGTATGCCACGAGTGGCCGCTTGTCGGTGAATGGTATGCCCTTGCCGGTGAAGGCATTCTGCAAGGATAGGGACAAGCTGGGCTCCGGCGTCTCTGGAATCGACTCCGTGTCCAAGCTGTTCGAGCCGCTCAAGAATACAAAGGAAAACGAGTGCCAGCCTCCCAAGGCCGGAAATAACCCTGAGACTGCCGGCATTGTCTTTTCCGATGCTGAGTTCCTATCGGCGCTTACCTGGGCGATGAAGTACCAGCAGCTCCTCTATGTCCCCGAAAAGTATGTGAGCCCTGGTCTTGTATCCCCGTATCCAACCGTCGGAGATCCAGTGCTAATCGGAGGCGAGAAGTTCAACATTATCGCCCCGTATAAAAATGACGCCCTCAGGCGTGCCAGCTTGAGGCGCGGCAAAGCTGCTGTCATGGACTTTGATCCGGCCAACGTGGCTGTCAGTGTCGCCGGCGGATTCACGGTAACCATGGGCGATGGTGCGAGCTACGTGAACTCTGAGACCATCGGCAAGCGCGGCCTCACGTTGCAGAACAACCACAAGAAGATGGACGTTCTCAGCGACCTGCTCTCTGATGGCAAGGGATCGAACAGGAACGTCAAGAGCTACTCGCTCTGCACGATCCAAGATATGGCAGAGCTTGCATCGCTGACCGATGAGAACCTTGAGAAGAGCATGGTGTTCGGACGTCAGTATTCCAAGACTTCCGGCTCTGACATCGATCAGACGAAGGCTATGATCGACATCCGCGATGCCGTGGACTATATGGCAAACAACGGTGTCAGCAAGCGTGATTCTGCATCGAGGGGAGACGTTCTCGCCTTTGCAAAGATCGAGTACCTCGACGGATCTGTCTCCTATGCACCGATCACGCTTGGAACCGGTGCGCCGTCGAAGATGCTCAAGATCAACGTCACGCAGGACGGCAGCGCCATCAAGATCGACTTCGACGCTATTGTGTCCATCAAGGACGAGAGCGATAGGGAGTTCGCGCTGAAGTACGCGATCCACTCGAAGAGCTATAAGACGATGGCCACCGTGCTCGACAAGTTCAAGATGCCCATGCTTGGTGTCAGGTACACAGATACACAGGGCAAGACTGTAGATGCTCTTAGGGCTGACATCATTTACAACAGCACTACCGATGAGAACCGAAACAGCGATGCTTGGCTCAACATCATGAAGTCGAACCTCATGTACTGGGTACACGCTAAGTCCGGCGGAAGCCTGCTGTATAAGAGGGTCAATGGTGGAAACTACGAAGTGAACCCCTGGCTCGAAAAGTGCGGTCTGTCTCCGCTTGAGATCAAGTCGCTTCTCGAGGGAACTGATATCCGCGTGTGGAGGAAGATCGTCAATCAGAAGATCAACCTCGTCGATCCCGCGACCGTTCCGACTGATTCCACGGTGAACGATGTCATCAGGCACGTCATCGCGAACAACGTCAGGGATGGCATTCCCAACACGTATTTCTTCTCCGCTATAACCAAGGAGTCCCTTGGCGGCAAGACGCCCAAGCTGCGCGGAAAGATGTTCAGCTTCTCCTCGATTGACCAGCTCAACAGGAAGCAGACTCTCGAGCTGTTCAATGCCATGGATGATAAGTGCTGCCCTCCGGGACTCGTACATAAGTTCGATGAAAACGGTAAGCTGGCCGATAAGAAGTCGGTCATCTCCACCACGTTCGACGAGTACGGCAGGATGATGCAGTACATCGGAAAGGGTGACAACGGCAGGCCTGTATACATGGCCGTCGATGTGTCCGTCGGTGATGCCATGACACTTGGCGTCGGAACTACGATGGACCGCGTGTCCGCCTCCGCTGCTTACAGCCTCCAGCATTCTGAGAGGCAGGGCTTGTCCAGGGCGCTGACCGAGCGTGAGCTCGATGCTGTCACCAAGGACACCATGCTGCAAATCGGAGACTACGGTGCATTCAATGACCAGAGCCTCCGTGGCGATGAATCTACGATGGCCCGCGAGGGTATCGGCGCCTCTGCGTATCAGTCCGACATCGCTGCATATGTGAAAGCCGCAGACCGTGGTTCCAAGCCGATCATGGCCAGGGATCTCCATGAGTTCGAGGCCAGGAAGCGCATCGCAGAGAGCAGCAAGATGTTCACTGAGAGGCTGCCTATCGTCCTGGCTGATGACAGGAAGTTCTTTGGATCTGTGGACAGCATGGCCACCGTCAAGGAGAACGACCCTGATTACGCGAGGAAGCAGTCCCTGCACGACAGTTACACCATGGTCAGAGATGCTCTCGGCATGGGTGACGGAGGCAAATGGCTGACGTGGGACCGCTTCATGATGCTCGTCAAGCGTGACTGCGGAATCACCTATAACGACGGCAAGGGAACATTCCAGATCACCGTCGATCAGATTCACGAGTCCGCCCTGCGCATCAAGAGGAACATCGAGAAGACCGGTCTACCGATCGTCGCTGCCAACAATAACGACGGCTATTCCAGCAGGTACTCACTGCCGATGCTCCTGCCGTCCGAGAAGTCCTATTTCTGGCAGTTCGAGAACATCCGCAACGAGAACGGCGGAGATTTCTCGAAGTTCGAGGAGAACATTCTCGCAGAGGGCGACAGGGCCATCGAGCTCATCACGAGGATCCCGGCTACCCAAAAGAGTGCCGGCCGTGGCGAAAGCGTCATGTCCAAGAAGAAAAGGAATGCACTGCTCGCCGCGTGTGACTGGATGTACACGGAGAACGGATACGCAACCAAGTCCGGAAGGATCTATGGCGATACCTACTCCTCTGACATGATCAGGGATTCCAATGCCTTCTTCGAGGCACTGTTTGACAATGAGTCGCAGCAGGAATGGAAAGAGCTCCTCATGGAGACGACCGATGAGGTCGCCCAGAAGCTCAAGGACTACAGGTCCCTGTACAACGCTAAGTACACGATCACCACGCTCGATGACTCCGGAAGGACCATCGTCAAGGTCAAGGCGAACGATCAGGCTACGATAGACAAGATCCTTAACTTTGCGACCACGACGTCGCAGATGATGGGCGTCATGTCTCCATCCGTTCTGTTTGCAAACTATGCAGACAAGGCACTGTCCACCAATGCCATGAAGCTGGCCATGAAGATCGGCAGGGACTACGGTATCGGATCCTATGCGACCGATGTTGACGTGAACCAGGACCTCGTCAAGCAGTTCTCGCGCGATCCTCTCGTGCTGCGATTCTGGAATGCCATGCGCGACGCCGCCATCGATGGAGACGAACAACTGTTCTTGGCTACTGTGAACGACGAAGCCGATCTCACCACCTGGATCGAGACCCGAGGCAACCGCAGGAACAAGATCTCTGACATGGTGTTCAGGGGCATCAACGGAGGCAATTCCTTTGCCAGTGTCCAGATCGAGAACTTCATGAACTACTTCCTCGCTCTTGAGGCAAAGGATGGTCACAACTACTGGTTCCAGCCTGTCAACGATTCGAACGGCCCGACGGAGATGCGCATCGAGCAGATCATGGCGAGCGACAATGCGTTCAGGCTGTTCGTCGACATCTTCGGAGGCGGTGTCTCCTTCTCGCTCGATAACGCGATGGTCGCCCAGAACAACGCGCTCAGGGGCGACATGGCGCAAAGGTCTGTCCCCTCGATGCTCTACAATGACTTCATCAGGCAGCATGGCTCCGCTGCGAAGTTCTTCTCGACCACGTTCGTATCCAGGTTCATGCAGGCCCGCATCAACCAGGGCAGCAGGATGCTTAACTGGGTTCTTCCTATGTCCACGCTGCACCATGCGACCATCGAGTTCCTGACCTCTGAGGGCATGGCTGATACCAAGATTGGCCAGAGGGCCCAGCTCCTGCATATCGAGGACGCCAGGACATTTAAGAACTTCAAGATGGCTCTGGCGAGCGATGCTCTCCACATGGCGCCGGCTGTCCTCGCCGCAGTACTTCTGGCTATCCCCGGTGCCATCGAGCCTCCTGAGGACGATGACAAATGGGGCAACCCGACAGACTGGCTGTTCTTTGGCCACAGGATCTATCCTGACTGGGAGCTTGAGTCGATCATGGGCATGGCGCTCCCGGCGGCCGCCTTCTGGAAGTCTTGCTCCCTTGGCAAGCCTAGGATTGACCTGCTGACCAATGGCGCGGCCTCCGTGTTCTACAACAACCCGATGGCCAGGATGTCTGACCTTCTCGCCATGATTACCGGCGATCCAGAGTCCTCGATCCTCTCTGATTACGAGAGGGACGTTGAGACCTACGCCGATGCCAAGAACGGATCTCCGGATCTGTCTCGCTGGCTCATGGGTCAGTTCCAGGGTTCCATGCTCACATGGGCCGGCCAGTTCTGGTGTCCGCAGATCTTCAAGGAGCTGTTCTCGACGAGCCTCGAGCATAGCTACAACAAGGTCTATGAGGAGACCTCGACCGGCGCTCTGACTGAGGCTGGAGCCAACGGCAAGACTATGAAGACGACCTACGAGGATGCCATGCTTCGCAAGGTCGCCAGGAGGAACCCGGTTACCGCAGCGCTGCTTGACATCACGCTCCGCCCGAACACCGGGTACCTGGAGAGCGAGATGCCTCTCGTAGTCATCCCTGACCAGGCTCAGATGGATTCCCAGAAATACTGGAGCCTCTACGACGATGCGGGCAACCCGCTTCCCGAGTCGGTCAGGCAGGAGAAGATCATCGAGATCATCTCCCTCATGCAGCAGACCGATGACATGGAGGACCTGTATAAGGCCGGCTTCTACCTTGATTCGAAGACTAGGTTCGATGTCGGTGACACGATCTGGCAGATCTGCTCGAACCTCACGGACGCCTATTACGAGATGGAAGCCAATGGCGACCTGAACCCGTATGTCCTTGGTGGTGGCGATTACTACAAGGGCAAGGCTCTGGCGACCCAAATCTCCAATGCCTACTATGACGAGCTCGATTATTGGAAGTCCTTCTACTACGACAAGCTGGAAAGCGAGCCGATGCGTAGGGGCATGGTCATGTACAACAGGTACAAGACCACCTACGCACAGGACGACAATGGCGACGTCTACGCCACCGGCATCATGGCAGACACTTCTGGCCTGAAGTCTCTGTCCCCGGTCAAGATCGCTCCCGATTCCTTGACGGAGAAGACGATCACGATGGGCTATGAGGGCGACTTCATGACCCCGTCCGCTGTTACCGGTGAGAGCACTGGCATGAGGGCGCTCATCCCCGTCGAGCAGGGCTATGAGAACGTGATCCCCTTCGAGTCCCATGACCCGGAGAATCAGTCTGGATCCGGTGATGACAACGGTAACGGCAACGGGAACAACAAGTCCAAGTCCAACGGCAACGGTTCCAAGTCCTACGGCAGCAGGTCTTACGGCTACCGCAAGGGTGGCGGCGGCGGCGGCGGCGGTCGTGGTGGCTCCGCACCGAACCTGTACTCCAGGCTTCCCAAGGCATATAACCCATCACCGAAGACCATGTACGGCGAGAGGCTGTATGATACGAAGTACGACTACCTGCGGCCCGGCTTCGAGACGAAGGGCAGCCGCGAGGCCTACAAGAGGAGCGACATCTAATGGCAGACTTCGACATCAAGCCAGAAGACATCAAGGACACGAGCGGTCTCGGTGACAAGATCAGCGAGATGTACAACCGCTCCAAGGCGACAATGGATCTTCGAACGAATAACTTCGAGCTGTTCACGAAGATCTCCCACAACATGAACCTCTACGAGAAGCGTAGAAACACGGAGTTTTCCGAGGGAACCACGCAGGCCCTGAAGCGCAAGCTCAGGGCCCAGACCCTGCAAAGGGTTCCTGACGGTGAGATCACCACCCAGTTTGACAAGAACTCGATCGAGCAAGTTGAGACCGAGTTCTTGTTTGACACGAAGATTGTGCGCTCGGAGTTCGACGGCAAGGACATGATGAAGAACCTCTGGCGTGCCTTCAACACGTCTTATGACTACGGGTTCGCCTGTATCCGCACCGGCTTCGAGCGCGATCTCGATGGAGACCTCAGGATTTCCTGGAAGCAGATCGGCTGGAATGACGTGTATCCGGCGCCTGACTGCGACTTCATCGAGGAGGCTGAGTGGTACGTTATCCGTGAGTACATCAGCCGTGCGGAGATCAAGGCTCTCATTGATTGGGATACCGAGACCGTCAAGGACAAGACATACTTCGAGGACACCGTGAAGTTCCTATCTGACTGGGAGCCTAGCGAAGGCCCTGAGTACGATTCCATTCCGCTGGCAGATAAGAAGAAAGGCGTGACGAAAGTCGAGAGCGTAGAGGTACTCACGCTCTACAAGCGCGGTGCTGACGAGTTCTACTCGTATGTACCGAGCTGTCACGCCATGCTCAGGATGGTCAAGAACGAGGATCCCAGGAAGGACGTGCCGATCCACTTCCTGATTCTCGAGCCTGACCCTGAGTTCCCGCTCGGATGTTCGTCGGTCATGTGGACTTTGGCTCAGCAGCAGTTTGCCGATGCCTTCCAGACCTCTGCATACCAAACGCTCTTGCTTGCCACCAAGCCGCCCATCATGGCTACCGGCAACCTCATGAACGCAAAGATCAGAATGGAGCCGGCGGCCTTCTGGGATCTCGGTAACAACCCGAACAACAAGATCGAGAAGTTCCCCGTCGAGACCACGACCATCACGCAGTATGGCTCCATCTTGGAGAACATCGGCGCGAACATGATGAAGAACCTGAATGTCACGGACCAGACGATTGCATCCGATGCAAACGTGGCCCGATATTCAGGAACCGCTCCGGGCGTGCATGAGCAGGCCAAGGACAAAACGATCACGATCAACCAGTACGCCAAGAGGATCGAGATATTCTTCTGCGAGTGGGCGAACCATGCTCTGCGAAGCTACATCGCATCCATGGGCGGAAAGATCAAGATGACCGTCGATGAGCCGACGCGCCGTCGAATCTGGGATATCGAGATGGCTCGAGACCAGAGGCGCAAGCAAAGCGGCGAGAAGCCCGGCGAGTCCATCATTGATGGCGACAAGATCGAGATCGACTTTGACAACCTGTCCACCGATCTCCTCTCCTTCTCCGTGCGTGCCGGATCGCTCATCGAGACCCGCGAGGAAGAGGAGCGCAGGAACATCCAGGAGATGCTGATCCCTGTCTCGCAGATGCTTGGCAATGTCTCTGAGAAGAATAGGGGCGCCTTCGAGCAGAACATCATGCAGATGATGGCTCGCCTGTTTGATCTGTCTAACATCGATGTCTCCGCACAGACCTCTCAGCGTATCGATGACCAGCTTCTTCTCGAAGCCCAGCGTGCCACGATGGATCAGGTCATGGCCCAGCAGCAGCAGATCAACCAGATTGCCCAGCAGCTCATGCCGAACCAGGGTCAGCAGCAGCCTGGAGCTACGCCGAACCAGGGTCCGCAGGACCAGCAGCAGCCCGGCCTTATGCCGAATCAGGAGCCGCTGGAGACCATACGCGCACCTCAACCTGATAATCCTGGGTTGACACCGGAATTACAGCAGGGTGTACCATCCGATATGAACCAAATCTCGGCACAAGGTAACCTACAGTAAGGAGTAGCTATGGCACAGGTTATCGCCCCCGAGGTCTGGCAGGAGGGCATCGACGACAATCGTTTGCTTCCTGGTCGTGTGACCGCAGGCCTCTTCCAGGGCTCTTTGGCCCCCAACGCCAAGATCGCAAACAATGGCGGCGCTCTTCGCGTTTGGGATATGGCAATCACTGACTACATCACCGATTACGATGACCGCCGTCTGAACGGCCTCGCCGGCACTAACGCCGATGGCCACGACGGCTGGGGCGCTTCCGCTTACGGCGTGTTCCAGGATGTTCGCTTCGACTCCCGTGTGTACACGATGTCCCGCCACCGCTCTGTTGCATTCCGCATCTTCGACGAGCAGCAGTATTCTGGCGGCATCGGCGAGTGGGGCGATGCTACCCATTCCAACGTGATCACTCCGGGCCAGTCCCTCATGAACACCGCTGCGATCCTGAACAAGACGAAGACCCTGTGGCAGGAGTCCGTGCTTAACCCGGACATCGACCGCTACAACATCTTCTGCGCTGTCAATGGCCACATGAACGGCCGTTGGGTCCAGGACAATCCGTCCGAGATTTTCAACGACGAGGGCCAGTGGGTCGCCACTCCCGGCACCACTCAGGGTAACGCTATCGAGCCCAGCTTCGCCGCCATCCATGCAGTCGAGTGGGACAACGACAACATCCCGCTGCTTCTCAAGAACATCGATGTCGTCTGGTCTTCCCTGCGCATCCCGCAGGATTCTCGCTGCCTGATGCTCGATCCGTTCTATGAGTATGACTTCATGGCCGCTCTGACCGGCAAGGGCATCGTTGCTACCGACTCTGCGTTCAACATGCTCCAAGATGGCCACGTGACCAAGCTCATGGGCTGGGAGCTTTGCTTCGATATCCCGTCTGAGTATTGGCCGCACATCTACGTCGATGACAACCTGAATGTCGTTCACTCCAAGGACGGCAAGGCGCCTTACGACAAGTACATCAATTCTGTTGCCTACACCGACACTGGCCGTGAGCTCATGCTCTCCATGGCTGCCAGCGACCGTATGACCCGCCCGAACTTCATCCGCACCGAGTGGGACAACGATACCAAGTCCTTCAAGAAGGTCCTGACCAACTACCCGCTCGGTATGCCGTCCGCGGCTCCGTACTTCGGTGATCCGGTCAAGCTCGATCCCGCTGACTTCGGCCAGCCGACCGATTACCCGTTCACCGCGCCTGGCGCAGGCTACGGTCTGAAGACGCCGACCGGTCCCCAGGGTGCGATCAAGCGTCGCCAGACCATCGGCATGTTCCTGTATAAGAAGGCCGTCCAGACCTCCCAGGAGTACAGCTCCATGGTCACGGATACCGGCATGACGCGCGGCAAGTTCACCGAGATGTGCTTCGACGTGAAGTACGACTGCTGGGTCATTGAGTCCCTGTCCCAGGGCATCATCCCCATCATCGATGCCGTCGAGAACACCGGCACCTTTGCCATTCCCGTCCAGGTTATCGAGCCCGATACCTCTGACGCCAAGGTGGTCAGTGTGACCGCTGATCCCGCCACCTTGTCTCTCAAGGTTGGCCAGGAGGCCTATGTGGCCGTCAAGGTCGAGGGCACCGGCGCCTTCGATAAGGGCTGGTCTGCCTTCTCCTCCGATGCGACCAAGGCCGAGGTCATGCCTGACGGCAAGGTCCGCGGTATTGCTGCGGGCACTGCGACCATCACGTTCCGTTCTCTCGGTGATCCCACCAAGACTGATACGGTAACCGTGAACGTCTCTGCCAACCCCGGAGCCTAGGCTAAGCAATAGACTTAACGGCAAGGGCCGTCGGTGCCTCCACTGGCCCGGCGGCCCTTTTCTTTTAGGAGATCAAATGGCGGGTAAATCCCTTGCTCACCTCAGCGGGCAGATAAAGCCCAAGGAGGCGCAAAACATAAAGAAAGACAAGGCCTCTCAGGACTTTGTTGAGAAGGCGTCGTCTCAGAAGAACACGGCGAAAGGCGATGCTGCCAAATGGCAACATGCAGTCAATCTTGCCCGTGAGGACTTCGGTGAGAATGCCGACACTGATGACCGAAAGTTCCTGGAGCGAGCCGAGAGCTATTACGCCACGATGAATCCTGAGTCCACGGCTGACCAGGTTCGTGGCAAGAATGCGTTTACGTCTGCGGTTGAAGACGTCGCACACGGCATTGATGGCGTAAATGACTTCCTGGGTGACGGCGTAAAAGGAGCATGGGATCTCCTTGCTGGCGGCGGCGCTGAGGCTCTCGGTGGTCTTGCCGGCATGTTGACCGGTGACGAGGACACTGCTTCCGATTGGCGCAACTTCACAGAGGGGGTCATTGATGACAAGACGGCAGACGCCCTCGCATCCATTGGCACGAGCCTTGCCGTATCGGCGATCCCCGGTTTCGGCGTGCCGGCATCCATCGCGCTTGCCGGCTTGCAGAATGCAGACAACATAAACGAGGCGCTGACTGGCAGGGACTCCGTGACGCTCCAGCAGCTCGATGATAACGAGCGAACTGGCAGGGCTCTCAATGCAGCGCTCGATCTTGGCCTGTCCGCATTGCCTGGTATCGGCAAGCTGGACGAGGGAATCGATGCAGCACGCGCCGCAGGAAAGATCGCTCCGCTTGCTGACGATGCCAGTAGGGCCACCAAGATCCTTGACAAGGTCAATCCTGTCAACCAGGCAAAGGTGCTTGCCAATGACATCGGCAGGATGAAGAGCGGATTCAATGCGGCCAAGGAGTCTGCAATAAAGAACGCCGCCGCAGAACCGTATCTTGCGGCAGACCTTGCGGCGAAATATGCACCTGGCACCGGCTACCATAACCCGATCGATCAGCTTGTCGACATCGCTAAGACCAAGACATCTGGCCTGAAGCAGTACGCAGATGACGCGCTCGATGCGTACCGTGGCGCAAGGTATACGCAACATGTCGCAAAAGAAGTCGGCGAGAAGGCCGCAAAGGAGACCGCAAAGGGAGCCGCTAAAGGAGCCGCCAAGGAAGCCGGTGAAAAGACTGTTGCCGGAAAGGCAAAGAGTCTCGGCAAGGCAGCTCTAAACGTGGCTAAGAAAGCCGGTGGGTCGCAGATAGTCACGAACCCTGTGATGTCGTTGGCAGTGAATACTGCAAGCAGCATCCCGAACGCCATGGAAGCCGGGCTGTCTGGCAATCCTGATGCAACAGCCAATGCGATCTTCCCCAACGATCCGCAGACCGCGATCCGAAATATCCTTCTCTCGCTGGCACCTGGTAGCAAGAAGATGTCCAAGGGTCTTGGTCTGAATCCCAACATCGCCAGGTTTGCGACGAGTAACAAGGCGTTCCGAGATGCCAAGCATCAAGGACCGGCGTATGATGAGATGAACACCGAAGATCTGTCCAAGCGCATGGACGATTATTACGAGGAGGACTGATGTTCAACGCTATAGGCAATGCGGTGGGCAATGTGCTCGCGAAGATATTTCCCGACTCTATCGCCGGAGGCAAGAAGCCGTCCGGTGGTAACAAGAGCCAGGGCAAAAAGGGAGGCGGCAGCCCTCAAAGGGGAGGCGGAAACCCCAACCAGGGGACGAAGTCTCGAAGGGTACAAGCAGCCTCCGCACCCGCTGGAGCCCGAGCAAGGGAGATGAGCCAGAAAGCCACCGGAAGGCTGGGCTCATATATTGAACCCACCAGCCTTACCGCAAGGCAAGAGATTGTAAACGGTGGCAAGCAAGGCAAATCCGCTATCCAGCAGCGCGGAGCCGATGGTCGCACGGAAGGCGAGAAGGCCGCCGATGCAGCAACCATGAGCTCTGAGGCTTATGATCAGAATGGATATGTCCCGCAAGAGGGCGATAACGATACCCTCGATGTGCTCAACAGGCGAATCAAAGACGACATCGCATCCGGCAAGCTGAAGTTTGCAGATGGATATGATCCCGCCGATGTTGACTGGCTGGATATCGCCATGGGCGATGCGTACTCGAATCCGTTCGCAAGCTATGGAACGAAGGATTACGATCGCGATGGTATGACGTATACCAACCTGTCTGACGATGCGCAGAAGGCTAGGTCTGATTACCTGTACTCTCTGTACAACGATCCTGATCTTGCCAAGTATCTTGGTGATACCTACCTCGGTGATAGCCGTGCGGCATGGGATCAATACTTCGATTCGACCATGAATGGCGACACCATGGCCGACGTGATCAACAACTTCGGCACCACCGGCCATCAGTACACCGGAGGCGACGATGCCATGGTGCAGGCTCTGGTTGACCGCATCTTCGAGCAGAATGATCAGGGCGAGTCTCTCGCCGATTACATCACCATCGACGGAACTCCGCTCTCCAACATGGAGCTCAGCAATGGCGCGGTAGACAACGAGGCCATGGAAGCCGCGATGCTCTACATGCTTGACCAACAGCTCGATGCTGTGAACTCGGGCGATGTGGACGTCGAGGATCTCGGCTACTCGATCTCCGATCTTAACAAGCTGGCCAGGGCTGAGAACCTGCTGTATACGCCTGGCACCGAGGAAGGCGCGAATACCAAGGACCATCGAGGCAACCCTGTTGAAGGCGCCGGCTTCGATGATGAATGGATCAAGCGTATCTCCGGCGAGAACGGCAGGTACGGTGCCGGCAGGACCAACAGGGCAATCCCGGTCAAGAACTTCGCCGATGACATGTTCCAGGCCTACGACGGCCTTGGATACCTCGATTACGATGACGTCTCCGATGAGACCCGTAAGCGTTACGGAAGGGGATAAGCGATGCGCAACGGTTACCGCATAGACGCCCCGAGGCCGAAGCCTAAGCGTCGCACGCTACAGAAGACATCCACGCGCGGCACGGTCTATGTGGCTGACGGCACAACGGCGAGCCTGGCCATACCGTGTTACTACATGGAGATGCACAGGCCTATTCCCGCTATGCCGCACGACAGGATGCGCCACGATATGCTCGGTTGGCCCACGCCTGACAAGCCTGATTCGTGCTGCCAGGAATGGGACTTCGTCAACTCTTGCTGCCGACGCACTCCGCATATGGAGTGCTGCCCGCCTCACTGTGAGCATTTCATCGATATGCGCAAGCTGTTCCCGATTCACCTGAAGGATGAGGGCTATACGAGCTTTGAGGTCGAGATAGTTGATGCCCCAGAAGGCCTTGTGGCAACGGCCAGCCTTGATCCCGATGACGACTGGATTGTTCGTGTCAGCATAGAGTCGGATATCGGGGCCAAAAGTTTTTCGGACGCAATGATCGCCAGGCGATTCTCAGTGTTCGCAAAGACCGGAACAAACAAGCGTGACCTGGTATTCAATGGCACCATAGTTGTCACGCCGACAGCGCACCTGGGAACCAGGAGGGAATAGAAACATGCACGACCATCACATCAATCCGGACCGCTGCGCAGACTCCTGCGATGATCAGCTGCCCATGTTCTCCCGTGTCGGCAGGGGCATTAAGGGTGATTCTTGCAAGGTCGAGATCGCCAGCGATTCCAAATGCGAAACCAAGCTGAAGGGCGTAGTCTACGATGAGGCAACCAAGACCTGGTCCTCTGAATGGATCAGCCAGAATATCAATGGTGGATGTCTGAGCTATCAGTACAACCTGCGTCCCTTCACCATCCCGCAGACCTTTACGATCACCTTCATCTATCGCAGGCCCGGCCGTGATGAGTGGTCCTGGACTACGCCGGCGATCCCGTACATCTGGCAGACGGATGACGGTGGCAAGCCGACGGATCCCGATCACATGGTCGGCGCCGGTGTCGCTACGCTGTACATCAAGAAGACCACTGAATCTGATTGGCACGAGAAGCTCGTCTACCCGGACGGCACTGGCCCGGATGACTTTAACACACCCCCTGCGAACGAGGCGTGGACGGTCAACCTGGCCTTTGGCATCGGTGGCGATGTTGAGGTACCGAACATCGATGACTTCGCAAAGGTTCTCGGCATCACTGTCGAGGACATCAAGAAGATCATCAATGGCTCCCCGATCACCATCAATGGCCAGGTCGCTAAGAACATCATCGATTACATCGATAAGCAGGATGACAACCATCTGAAGAACGCGCTTGATCATCTTCATGCTGACCTGGGTTTCAACCAGACTGGCCATGGTGAGAACTCGTTTGGCGGACAGCCCACTGTAAAGGCTTACATCGACGCCAAGAACAAAGATCTAGACAAGAAGATCGATGACAAGATCGGTGATCTGAAGAAGTTCACCATCGCCGGCTTGGAAGCGATCATTGCCAAGATCTACCAGGGTGGCACGCTTGACCATGAGACCGGCGAGATCACCTGGCCCAACACCGATAAGATCGCAATCGGCAACATGAACGTCTATGGCGGAGGTTCGGCCAACTGGATCAAGACTGATGCTGACGGTGAGAACGACGTGCAGGTGAACTAGCATGGCAAAGTTAGTTGGATTCAAAAAAGCAAGGATCGACCAGGCGGGCGAGGACGAAGCACACAGCTCCAGCGCGGTCACCTGCTTCGCCCTGCCTGGCACCGCCAGCATCAGGCCCTCGATGTCATCGGTCCACATGGACGTGTTTGTCGCCGTTTACGATGACTATTCAGTGTACGTCGGACTTAATGGCGAGATTTCCGATCCGGTTATTGCCAACACCTACGAGTCTGTCATGATCATCAGTTCGTCCAACTTTTACTTTGCATGGCAGAACAGCAAAGTCGTAGCAGTCGGAAACAATACGAAAGGCGAGTTCCGCGCAAACGTCAATGCGACCAACGGCTCTGCATCTAATGCGCCGAGCTGGGCGGCCGGAAGGCCTGCTTGGTCGGCATCCGGAACTCCGGGCTGGTATCGCTGGTTCTTCAGCTGCGGTGACCCTGGTCAAAACTCCCCGGGAAACGGATACATCTACGTCGGCAAGATGCAGGAGTTTGGCGCAAGTGCGCAGGGACGCGACGGTACTCTGTATATCGGCGGTACTGGCGACTACATGATGGCCAATCCGATTTATCCTTCGCCTTTGCCTATCACGATTCCCGGCTTCATGGAGTTCCTCGACTACTTCCCGTTTGCCATCAGGAAGTCTGGAACCATGCAGTCCTGCAACCGCGACGGTGGCAGCGTGAAGATCCGCAAATCCGGCTCTTGGCGTGACGTGAAAAACGTAGCCGTCGGTGACAGCTCAAAGAACAAGGCATTTGTGCGAAAATCCGATCAGTGGAAAGTTGCGCCAAAGATAGGCGCGAACGCCAAGTAAGGAGCGAGACATGATCCCACATGACCACACGGGTTGCATGGGCATCCCGGACCTCGTTAGCCACGGCAACTCTAGGCCGTATATAGAGCCGGACTTCACGGCAACAGAGTGTGATGACCAGCTCCCCGCCATCTCGACAATCGGCCGAGGCCCGCGTGGTCGCGGTATCACAATTGCAGGCGTCGAGGTAGACGAGGATACCTTCAAGTTCTCCATCGTGGAGGACGAGAATGGCGAGACCGTCTACCAGACGCCTAACCTCTCGGCCGGCGTAATCAAGGTCTCTGCTAAGCCGGAGCGCCCTGTTGCCGGTGAGACTGTCGTCATGGACTTCACGGTCACCAGGGACGGCAAGTCCACGGTGACCCATATCCCGATCCCCGCCGGATCTACCGGCTCCAGGATCTTCATGTGTTCTGTTGATCTCGGTAAGCCGATGAGCAAAGGCTATGCCTATCAGACCGACATCTCCACGCTCATGCACTATGGGCGCAACAATTCCCAATGGAAGTCTATGCCGATCCCGCGCGTGAATGACGTCGTGATCTTCACGCTCGATGGTCGTCTGGCTTTCGGCACCATCGAGGCAGTCGAAGGCGGCAAGGTATTCTTCACGAGCCAGGTCGACTTCGATGTATTGCAATCCCTGGAGATCGATGACTTCGGTAACTGGGTAATCGGCGGTGTGCCGACGGGCAAGCCTGCCCGCGGCCCCAAGGGTGACAAGGGCGATCCCGGTGAGGACGGCCGCGATGGTGCTCCCGGTCCCCAAGGCAAAGACGGCCTGCGAGGACCGCAAGGCCCGCAGGGTGCTACTGGTGCTCCCGGTGAAGACGGCAAGCCCGCCATCATGGAGATCGGCAAGGTCGAGGAGACCAAGACCCCGACCGTCAAGATCACTCGCACCGATGCTATCGGTAACAAGTTTACCGTGGACTTCGGTCTACCCAGGGGCGCCGACGGCAAGTCCGTTGACATCCAGGGCGGCATCTATACTACCGACCAGCTGCCCGCGTTCGACGATACCCCGGTCAACCGAGCCTTCATCGTGAAGGATGACGATAATCAGTTCGACCTGTATATCAGGGGATTCGAGCCGGTCATCGCTGAGGATGGCGGCCCGTGGACCGTGGTAGAGGATTGGCAGGGTGTCCAGGGCTTCTCTGTGCGCTACCTTGTTTCGCTTACCATACCGTCTGAAGGTGTGCTGAGGATCCCGGCTAATACGGCTACCACAGCCTTCCAGGATTCCCGTTTCATCATTGACGGAGATCTGGCTATCGATAAGGCTGGCACGGTAGGCATCATTGGTTCGTCTGTCGATGACTCCGGCGACTACACAGTCACGAAGATCGGCACGCTCAATGTTGACTGGGATAACGTGCTGGATAAGCCGGCTAACATAACATTGCATAATCGATCGTCAAATGAGATTACCCATCTGGACGGTACTAAGATCTCAGGCATCTCTATGTCCTGGCTTTACGCTACACTAGTCACTACGAGAGATCTGAACTTCAAAAACACCGACGGATCTCCTACCGGCTATATAGTCCAGACAACTAATGTTGCTAATAAGATTCTCCCTGCCGTCGTAAAAGATAATGCTGTAATTGGCGTGCTCGATCTACCGATTGATACGACGCCCGGTCTGGTTGCGCCTGATAATCAGACAATCGCCCTCACTGGTACAACGATAGGCGTGAAGCCTGGTTCGATTAGCAGGTCTCATTTGGATACAAATCTCACGGAAAAGATTGATAAAATTGAGGTTGCAACCGTCGAAGAAACACGGGCATACCTCGGAATAGGAGCATGAGTATGGCTGAGATCCAAGACAAGCTAGTCGATCTGGAGGACTTGAAAGCTCTTTCAGACGACACGACTACCAAGCTCGGAGGCAAGCTGGCCGTCCCGCTGAACGAGGGCATAGCTGGTCAAGTGTTGACCGCTAATGGTGACGGGACTTCAGAGTGGAAAACTCCTCAGGTAACATCTGAAACGGTCGGAGCTAACATCCGCAAGATCGTCAACGAGCAGCTCGCCAAGACGAAGTTCACCATCAACGATCAGGGTCATCTGATCATCGAGACTCCGGAGGCTTAAATATGGCTATCATCGATGCAGGTTTGGTACGCGGTCCCCAGGGTCCGGCTGGCCCCACAGGCCCTGCTGGAGCCGCAGGCGCCAAGGGCGATCCTGGCGAGCAGGGACCTCAGGGCCTCACTGGTCCTGTTGGCCCGGCAGGCCCGAAGGGTGAAAAGGGCGACACCGGTCTCACTGGCCCCAAGGGTCCTCAGGGTGACAAGGGCGACACCGGTCTCACTGGCCCCAAGGGTCCTCAGGGTGACAAGGGCGACACCGGTCTCACTGGCCCCAAGGGTCCTCAGGGTGCAACTGGCCCTCAGGGTCCCCAGGGTCCAGCAGGCCCTGCAAACGGAAACGTCGACGTTGTTCGCCAGACAGCCCATCAGACCAGCTATACGAAGGACACCTTGGAGTTCGTGACTGATTCGACCGGCAAGGTGACCAACGCGTACTTCATGAGTAAGTAGGTGATATAAATGGCGGGAGCTCCGCGTATTGGAATCGGAAACACCGAAGTCTTAAACGGTGCTGCCGCCACACCTCAAGGCAATCAACCCGTATCGGGCGGATGGCCTAGCGGTGGCGGTGGCTACGGCGGAGGTGGTGGCGGTGGCGGTGGTTCCACCGGCCCATCTGATGAGCAGAAGCGAGCTGGCGACAACCTCGCCGGCATCACCGGTTATAACTACAAAACCACGCTCGGAAACTACGAGGACACTATGTCCCTGCTGGATACTAGCGACCAGCAGAACAAGTTCCTCCGTGACACGCAGGTCACACAGGCCAAGAGGAAAGCCGGAAGCGAATGGTTCTCGCAGCACAAGAAGCTGCAAGATACCGCCAGCCAGGCCAAAGATGCAGCCGGCGGTGCTATGCGCGGCAGTTTCCTCTACGACTATCTTGACCTGCTCGCCGACCAGGATGACACGATCGACGAGGCGACCCTTCGCAACTTGCGCGAGAATATCAATTCGGTTGATAACAGCTACTTTGAGGCACTTGCCCAAAATAACAACTCGCGCAACGAAGCAGCCATGAATGCCGAGCAAAGCTTCAGGGAGCTTGCAGCTGACTACATAGCCCAGCTCAACAACATTCACCCTGACCTTGCGAAGGACATGATCGACGGCGCCAATCATACCCTGAAGCCTCCGTCATGGCTTAACACTGACTTCTTCGATGCTCACAAGAAGGGCCCTGTGAAGCCTGATGACTTCTCGTTCATCAGGCCCGACATGGCCAACAAGAAAGCCAGTGGCCTGAATACCGGTGGCAGCAACACCTCACAGTCTGCCTCCGGTGATTACTGGCAGCGTATGGCTTCTGGTTATGATCAGCGAAAACGTCAGGCATAGGGGGTGATTTATATGGCCAAGTGCGGCAAGAAGGGCAAGAAGGGCGGCAAGTAAACCGACCCACTGATTGCACAGGTGCTTATCGGTCGATGTACAATCGGCTGGTAGGCACCTTTTTTCTAAGGAGGAGACAAATGTCTTTCATGGATGCCATGGCGAACGTTATGGGCGATACGGCCCTGATGCTCGGCAAGAAGAAGAAAAAGGGCTTCCCGATGCCCGGTGGCGAACCGATGCCGGCAGGTAAGCCGAAGCCCAAGGGCAAGGGCAAGCCGATGCCCAAGAGCAAGGGCAAAGGCAAACCGATGCCCAAGGGTAAGGGCAAGCCGATGCCCAAGGGTAAAGCTAAGGCTAAGCCGGGCAAGAAGCCGTTCCCGCCTAAGAACAGCAAGTAATAGGGCGTCGGGGACGAGATGATCGTCATGCGGTTGCGCAACCTTTATCTCGTCCCCATAGAAGATGAGGAGGATGACCATGAGGTCGATGACACTCGATGAGTTCGTCCAACAGGTGTACTACGCACAGGAAAAGGTCCTGCTCGATTTCGAGTTCACCGACGACAAATATCGCGAAGTGATCATGGAGCTTCGTCTGGTTCTCCAGGAGCTCCAGAAAGAGGAAGACTGGCTCTGGCTCAGGGAGCGCCTGGTCCTCGGCACCTGCGACGATTTCGGCAAGCCTGGCAGCATACCGGAGTTCCGCTTGCCTGACTGGGTATACAAGCCCTCTGGCTTGCACGATGACGGCATTCGTATGTGCAGGCCCGATAGGTGCGGCAACCCGACGAACGACTTCTATACCGTTCCGTTCTCGTCGATGGGCGAGATGAACGGCGGCAGGCGAAGGTGGTACGGCGAGCATGGCCAGGTCAACTATGATGACAACAGGTTGAGTGCTGCCGTGATCGGTAGGATCGTCACGTTCAACAGGGTACTGTCTCCGAACGAGCGCCACAGGATTGCCGTGATGGACGTACAGCGCGAGATCGAGATGCCGGATATCCCGCCTCGCGCCGATGAGTTTGAAAAGATGGACGCTGACAAGCAGGCCGAGATCTCCGAGCAATACAAGCTCGACAAGTGGTTCGACGAGATTCCCGATCCGAACTATCTCGTCATGCGAGTCGCTGCTCTGCATTGCGTCGGTAGCCCTGTTGCCCAGATGCGTATGCAAGATCTCACCGACAATGCCCAGAAGCTGCTGTCCGCAATGCGCGAGGCAAACTCCATGGCCACTCAGCCAGACCATGTCGGATGGGATATCCCTGGTTGGTACGAGGTGGTGTAACCCATGGCCAAGAAGAAGCAGACGGCAACGCAGACGGCTATCTCGTCGAGCGAGCCGCGCATCACAAGCCTGCGCCAATGGGCCGGCATAAACATCGACGAGAAGTCGCCCGGCTGGAACCCGGTTGCATCGCCGTTCAGTGATGGCCAGGCAGACCTGATGGACAACTTCCTGATGGTCCAGAACAACTGTTCGCTATCTCTGACGAAGGGCATCGAGACCCGAGACGATGATGAGCTCGTCGCCACCGCACCGAAGGGCCTTCAGTTCACAGGCGTTGCTTGTCTACAGAAGAACAACCTGATATGCGCTTTCTCCGATGGATCTCTCCATCTGCATAAGCTAGGCGATGATCCGTCCTCATGGACTCAGATACCCGTTGTCGACCACGACGGCTCCAGCACGGGCAAGGTGTGGACTGAGATCGCATACTATGCCTCCAAGCTCATCTGCTTTTCTGATGAGAGCGAGTGCTTTGTTGGCGATCTGGCGACTCTGACAAGCCAGGGGGTTAGAAGTTACAGGCTCGTCCCAGAGCCTACAACTGCGCCGACTCTTACGAACAAAGGTTCGCTTACTGATGGCACGGTATCCCGCATCCAGGTTTGCTATGTGTATACGAACATCTTTGGATCAACGATGGGATCGCCGATCTCTGCGAAGATGGTGTCCGCATCACCGGTGGAATGGTCCGCCGCGCAATACATGGAAGTCTCCGGCACAGCTCCGGCTGGCTACGATATCACCGGCGTCGACATCTATTTCACCATGGATGACAACACCGAGTTCGCCTTCGCTGGCCATGTGAACCTGAATGACGGAGGAGAGTGGCGCTATGCGTGGCTCGGTGCCCTGGCCGACACAAGCCAATGGACCAACGTCAGTCTCGAGATCCCAACGGAGAACACGACTAAAGGCGTCAATGCGAAGTACACGACGCATATCGATGGTCGCTTGTACTTCTGGGGCGGAGACCTGGAGTACCGCTTGTACATCGGCGGTAACCCTGGCAACGAGCTCTCCGTGGCACGAGGCGTCGGCGGCGCCTTTGTCGACATTGAGCCCGGCACCGGCATTACGATTTCCAATGTTCTGAAGCACAAGACTTACTCTGCATCTTCGATCGTCACCATCATGTGCGGTAACCCGAACACTGGACAGGTCAAGCGATTCAATCTCTTGGAGACCAATGTCAGCGTCACTAACGAGATGTCCTCGAAGGGCTATATGACCGAGGAGGTCAGTAACGTCGTGGGCTGCAACTCTCGCTGGGGTTGCGGCGTGTTCGATGATGGCCTGTACGCAGTGAGCCGCTATGGCCTGGCCCTCACGACGCACGCCATGGAATACAACAACCAGCTGCGCGTGAGCTATGTGTCTGACCAGCTCAAACCGATCTTCACCGATCGCCTGGGCAACAGGCTCAACAATGCTCGACTGGTGTATATCGATGGCATCATCTACCTGGTGATGGCAGAGGCCAACGGCACTGGACTGGATAACGTCATCCTGTGCTACGACATCTCTGCGAAGGCATGGTGGACGTACACCTACGACACCAGCCTCCGCATCTTGCATATCATGTCGATCGACTCTCAGGATCACTGGGAAGGCCTTGGCGTTATCACGCCGGACAAGATCGATATGATCCCATGCACCATGCCGAAAGAGGACACCAAGCCGAACTTCGGTGGCGTGCTCCTCATGACAGGCGAGCTGTCCGCAAGGCAGCCGCCGAATGAATCGATATGGCTCGAGCAGCTTGAGTTTGATTTCGATTACTTCATTGGAGACTTGACGATCGATGTGACCGGTACGGATTACTATGGCCGAGAGTTCCATGTAAAACGCACCATGAATTACGACAAGCTCCAGGAGAATCATCAGGAATGGGTTCGCGTGGGCATGATCGTTCGCACCTACCGCATCCGAATGTCTGGCCCGGCCCGCTTCAGGATGTTCCAGATTCTCCAGAAGACCTACTCCCAGTCCGCCAAGATTGGCCTGGTATACGGTCTGGACACCTGGGCGCAGGTCAAGGGTCCGCATGGGACCGGCCTCGATAGGCATGAGATCAATGATTACAACAACTTGAGGGATGTCATCATCCCGTAAACGGGAAGGAGGCACCGGGCCGAAGCTCGATGCCTCCTATAGTTGTCAGCCTATCATCCGGGCGAAACCCGGAGTCCCGCGCTCACCTTCTTACCGTAGCTCAGGCTTGTTGCGCTTCCACCAGCCCAGGGTTGCAACCCCTGTCTCCTATAAACTGACGGACGACTTTGATCGCCATTATACATGAAAAACCCGCCTGCTGAACAGAGAGTAAAGAGCAGACGGGTTTCTCAGGGGAATGATGTCGGGAAGACCACATTCGAATAGATCTTAGCCTATATCCGGTTCCTTGTGAAGAGCACAAGTTGGAAACCTTGGAACATCGGCATCCGTCGCAGCGATATACATCTTCATGAACTCGTCGAGATCCATGGTGACTTTCCATTTCTCACGATCCCTGCGGTGCATGACGACCGGAACGTCATCAGTTCCCTCGGCATCAGTGCGACTCTGCACCATGGCTTTCTCGACATTCAAACTCTGAACACGTTTGCATTCTATATGTATGCCGGGTAGTCCTACAACGTCTGGAGAATCTCCACCGCCTCTGAACTGCTGGCCACGATGGGCGTCGAAGCCATAAGTACATAAAGCATGAGCAAGCTCTCGCTCGCCATCTGCTCCACGCCTACGGCTTCTCTTACCGATCTTCGAATGATCTACCGCCATCTACATGCGCCCCCTGGCCTTGTTGCGATCAGCGCACTTGCGCATCTCATTGCGCATGTCAGACACGCCAAGCGCTGCAAGCATGTTGGAACAGGCCTGCATGACATCGGAGATCTCCTCAACCATGTCCATCTTGGCCTGCTCCATCTCAAGATAGCCGTTAGCGTCTTTCGCCAGGCGATACCTCTCGAAGGCGGAGTGTACCTCACACGCCTCCTCGACGATCTTCATGGCCTGTGCTTTATCGACATGCACGTCTTTGAACGTTACTACCGCCGGCCACGTAACCGCTTCGATGCTGTTGTGCCCCATAGTTCTCTCCCATTTTCTTCTCGGTGTCTATAAGTTCGTCTAGATAATCGTGGCACTTCTCGAGATCGATAAGGCCATTCTTCTTCTTGTACCTCAGGATGTACTTGATGATGTTCCCCTGGCAGAAGCCGGCGTACCTCTCAGGCGACATGAATGCCTTCATCACGTCCTTTACCTGAATACCGCCGGTTCCGATGTAATGGTTAGGTATCATCGCGGTTCTCCCTTATCGCTCGTGCAGATCGCGATCACAAGGAGAACACCCAGGAGAAGGATCGTATATATCCTGTTCATCATAGGTTCCATTATTTCGGCTTCCTTTGCTTGCAGTTGCCACCAAGCGTCTGTCCCTCACACCATGTATGGAACTGCTTCGAACATGGTGCGTCGTAGACCATGACCTTCTTGATCATGCAATCGCTCTTCCTACCTGGTTTGTTGAACTTACAGTTTTCGCAATACATGCGAAGCATGTTGTCCATCACGCTCATTAGCTAAACTCCTCATCGGTATACTCGCGTCCATCAACTCCACGATGGGCACCGATGCCGATTCCAAGATGGCTCTTTCGCTCAGTCTCGATATCGTAATCGGTGTCCATGTGGTCAATGAACTGATCATAGGTGACAGCATTGTCGTATTCGTCGATGATCTCCCATTCACCGGATTCGACTAGCGCCTTAATATCTGACACCCTGTCGACATACGGTCGGTTGACACCGACGTTATATCCATACGGCGCATCAGAATGATACGACTCGAACAGAGGTTTCCATCCACAGCTTCTCTTTCCGATGTGGAACTCAGGCCTCACTTCGATCGGCTTGACTTTCCTGATGTAGTAGTTGGTGCCCAAGGAAACTCCTATCCATCTGGTTCAACATACGCCTGACAGCCATGCTGACATGCAGATGATGGCGAATGGGATTATCAGTACAGAGACGATGACCAGTATGATCATCGCAATGATATCCCTTACCACGAGATCGCCTGCCCGCACTTAGGGCAATAGCTCCAAGACGGATCTGCCTGGAACCCGCAAGTCGGGCAAGCGGCATAGCAGGTGTCTTCGAACAGACCCTTCCCGCTTTTGATCTTCACGGGCATCGGTGTCTCTTTCGCGACGACTTCCTGAATACGACGCATGGCCACGTCAACATTCAGTTTTTCCTTCATTGCTCTCTCCGTTCGGCAAGGACATCCAATCCGGTTCCTTGTACTCGATCGCCACGGTCGGTTTCGCCGGCTCATTGCGACGGCCTTCGGTGCGGTCGAGTATCATCTGCACCGCCTTCTGCCTGTCTTTCCTCGCTTGCATGTTCATGCCGGGATCGCTGTTCGCTATGCACACGGTAGCTTTCGCGAGAGCTATGATCGCCGGGTCATCAGGGAATATCGTCAGGCGCTTGGCGTCCTCATAGTTTAGCACATCGTTGAGTGCATCTGAGAAGATAGAGCTGCATCCATCTGTACCTCCCTTCTCAGGTGCAGTACCATCGATGCGCTTCACGATCTCGGAGATCAGAGAGATGTCCATGTCGAACACAGCGCTGAAGAACAGGTTCATGACAAAGAAGGTCTTCGTCGTTCCAGCCATATCACGGCCGGCCACAACCTGCCCAATCGTCCGGAACAGAGAAACGTTAGCTATGTAGTCGTCCATAGACTCGGACGTCGGCATAGGCTTTGCCTTGACGATCTCAGTGCTTTCGGTCTTTGTATCGCTCATTGTAACGACGCTTCGCCTCCTCGCTCCTGCGCTTCATGTTTGCATCGGTATTAGGATTCCTGGCGTGTCCTGGTAGGAGCACGTTAGCCTCGTGACAGTGCATAGTCCTCTCGTCGGGCCTCATGCCGTGCTCGGCCATCCAGGGTATCCTGAGCCTTACAGAATAAGGAGGACGATTAAGTCTCTTAGGCGAGATTGTATAGATAGTCTTGCTATAGGTCCTGCCGTTAATCGAGCCTCCCTTCTGCACGCGAGAGGAGTAGTAGCGGAACAGGTTAGTCCACATGCGTATCTCCTTGGCGTGCTTCTTCTGTTCGTAGTCATCGCCGGTGACCATCTTGAACAGCATGGAGAACGTGTACTTGCGGCGCTTGATAACCCGTTTCCAGCCAGGGATCTCGGACATCTTGGTTATCCAGTCTCTCAGCATGGTCTCGGCCTTAGCGAGCGCCTCGTCCTCATAGTTCTCCCAGAGACCAGGCTCAGCCAGGAACGATTCTGCATGGCCTACTATCATCCTCTTGGGATCATGAGAGAGGACTTGCTTCTCTCTTTTCTTGAGGAGATCAAAACCATCCGTAGGTATTTGCTCCATTTCCATGAAGGAACTCCTTCCTTTCTTTTTCGGTCATGTAGGTTATCGGCTTCGACGGCGGCCTATCATTCGATTCACCGAAGAACTCGTAGTTAGTCGGTACCTCTATCGGACGACCAGTTGAGTTGATGTTCAGGTAATCCATCTCGCGGATACCCATGGCGGCATACCTCAGGGCGTCCATGCCATGACTCGCCCAGTTATGGATGGGCAAGGCGGACCAGTCATCCTGCTTCTCGAGGCGCTTGTACTCATAAGCATCGAAGGCGTCGTTGATCCTCGAGCACTTATCGGAATTGATCCACATGTTTGGCATGAGCTCACGCACCAGGTTGATACCTCGGTCAACACGCTCCTTATCCAGTGCGTGCCAAGTGACCGATGGGAACATGCGTGTCACTTCCTCAATCGGCGTCTCGGAAGATGCGGATCTCTCGGAGTCCCAGGGCAAGAAGCCGACCCTGACATACTTCCACCATTCAGCATGAGCCAGGGTGGCCACGACCTGTGCGAGAGACTGGCCACGTTCCTCGATGTAATCGCAGATCATCATGCGACCACCGATGAACTGGAACACGACGCCGGCCGTGGCGTCGGTCATCTTGCCCTTCGAGGAGATATCGAATGCAACATAGACCGGCTCACGGTCGTTGATGTTAAAGCGGCAATAGCGTCCTTCGTCGCGTAGCTTCTCAATGCCTCTGTACACCAGGCCCGAGTTGACGGTCGAGAACTTGCAATAGAACTCTTGCCAGAACAGTTCTTCCAAGCCCTGCCTGATGTACTTGTCATGAATGGCATCGATGTCGTCCTGCGTGTACAGGCGTACCCATTCATGCTTCTCCTCGTCCCATCGCATAGCATCCTCGATGGTGACAACGTCCACATACGATCGATAGCGCCCGCGCACATTGTGCGGTCCAGGGAAGTCCATTGGATCCATGACGCCGGTATAGTTCTGGATTATCTTCGTGTATACATTATTCATGCCACGAGGCGTGCCGTTCATATAGACGGCCAGGTCCTCACCGTTGGCGAGCTTGTTCTCCCAGATCGGCTCGATGAACTGGAAAGCATTCGGTCCATACAGACTGGCTTCCGATATTACAAAGCGATCGTAGGAAGAACCGATAAGCGCTGCATCGTTCTGGAAACCGATGAACTTGATGCGTGCTTCTGCCTTGTCTTCTGGGTGGTTGGCAAACGTGACTTCCTTCGCAGTGTCTTTTACCACGATATGCTCTTGAGGGAAGTCGTCCCAGAACCTCCTGCCATCGATGTACTTGTTGAAGATGTTCTCGTTTACCCATTTGTTATCGAGGCCGATGTATGCGGTCCTCGTGCCAGGATGGCGCCATGAGTAATCGAGCGCGTTCTCGATGTCATCGGTATCCTTGCCGAGCTGTCGGCCCCAGATCTTGAAGTAGAAGTTATCCTGGCCGGTCCTCCTGCGCATCCAGCAAGCCTGCTGATATGGCCTCGGCCTGTAATACTTTGGGACGGTAACTAGCTCCGTCATCTATGCCACCTCGGCTGTCGGCATCGAGTCTGCGTTGTCGGCAAGCCAACCGACAAGCTCATCGACGCTATCGAAGATCGGTGTACACTCGCCGTCATAGGCGAATCCGTCACCGCCTGGTACGCATTCCTGCGTGTACCATCCTTTTCTCACTCGACCGTCTTCGACGATCAAAACCTCTGCCGGTTTATAAAACACCCTGGGCTTCCCCATGACGCCTCCTAAGAAAAAGGGGGTCGGGGCTTACGCCTCGACCCCCGCTGGACCTATTAGATCCCTTGGACTATTAGCCCTCGCACTTGGCATCGCAAGAGCACTTGGTGTCTTCCTCCATCTCGGAGATAAGGCGAGCACGGATCTGCTCGATACCGTTGCCGGCAGCAGCAGCAGCCTCGTGCAGTAGCGCCTGGTGGAACACATCCTCCCACGACTCCGGATCGTTGAACTCGACGACCTCGTCAATGGGGTTCTTGAACTCGCAGTCGGTATCGCCCAGGGCCATGGCACCAAAGCCCGTGTTCTTCACGATGTTAAGGGTGCTCTCATACATGGCCGCAGCTTCGTCGGCTGCCTTGAGAACCTTATCGAAATCAGTGAGATCCTCACCCGTGACGGCGTGATAAATGCGCTTGATATCGAGCAGCTTGTTCCACGCATGAGCATGACTCTTGGCCATCTCAAGATTGGCGATGAGGCCGGCCTTCTGCCTGTTGAAAATCTTCTCGATCTTCTGCTGCATCTGATCCATTTCTTTCTCCTTTACTTGTTCTGCTGACGAAGTCGTAGCATAGCTTCCTCAAGAGTTTGAGGTTCGCGCTTCATCTTACCATTACCCCCACTGCCGTGGGACTTCATATCCAAAGAAGGCTGACGAGTTCCTTCATTGGTAGGCTTCGTCGCCTTCGTGCGACGCTTCGACGGCTTAGCTTTGGAGAAGCGCGAAGCCAGGCGCTCAGCCTTCGATGCCATCTTATCGAGGTCGCAGTTATATCCGACGACATTACCGTTGGAATCCAAGACTTCATAGCCCTCGATCAGATCATCGAACATCTCGCGCACAGCGTCGTCCATGGCGTCATAGGACGGAGCGAAGTCCATGAGCCTGAGCGACGGAAGGATAGAACCAGCGTCCTCGTTCCTGATTTCCAGGGCTCTACGCTTGAGCTCATTCCTTACCTGCCCGTTGAACGAGTCAATCCAGGACTGAGCTTCCATGCGAGACGAGAACGGACGGTTCGGGTCATCCGGATTGTGATAGATCACACGTCCATCGGAAGTACGCTCATACAAGTCGTTCATCTGGAACTCACGGATCTTAGCATCCCTGAACTCCTTGGCTGCCTTAGCGACGGCAGACTTGTTGAGATTCTCGATTAGGCCTCGTTTGACAGCAGCGTAATCAACCTCTCCAGGCAGAGCTGAAGATCCTCGATCGTCGTCAACGTCTCCGTCTTCATCCTCGGGATTCTCCTCTCCATCTTGGTCATCGGAGTCCCCTTCAGAATCTTCGCCTCGATCGTCCACTGAGTCCTCAGGATCCTTTTTGTCCATGCCCTGCACACGCTTAAAAGCAGCAGCGAGATCCTCAGGCCCATTGTCTTCCTCCTCGCCTTCCTCGTCGTCGTCCTCGTCTTCGTCGTCCTCCTCGGTCCACGGTTCGTCATCGGGATCGACGTCCTCATCATCAATCTCGAGATCCTCGGGATCGATACCGTCGAGGGCTTCATCGTCGTCTTTACCTGGGATATACATCAATAACCTCCGTTTATCTCTTCCATGAGCATGTCGATTATTCCTATGGCTTGGCGCAGCCAATCAACCTTCAGGCTGTTGTAGACCATATCGATCCTGTTAGATGGATAGACATCGGACTTGGACAGTTGGTCCTCGAACCAGGCGCGAAGGCTCTCGAGGCTATCTCGCCTATCCATAACCATCGCCTTCTTAGAACCAACGAACTTCCTGAACTGCTGATAGATCTTCGCGTACTCCGACATCCTCTCGGTATCCGTAAGCTCGTCGGAGAACTCGAACGACTTATACTTCATAGCTATCGTGGAATAGAAGTCGAAGTATGGCGGCGTATCGAACGCCACTAAAAGAGCCTTCTCGACATCGGGCTTACCGCCCTCGATGTAATTAGCCATCCTCTGTCCTCCAATCACTTGCGAATAGATCGGCCTGCTGCACGGAATATGGCCATGTGGATATGTCGTCGTGATACAAGAGACATTGCTGCTTGCCGTGCATACCAACCGAGAGCCAGACGTTCTTGGGCCACGACGACCTGTAAGCTATCTCACCCGGATAATTCATTATCCGGTTTAACATGCTAGAGAATCTCATCCTCGTCAGCCTTAGCGCGACGGCGTAGCTCCTTCACGATTCGCTGCATGGTCTCGTCAGTAAAGCTGATGTCTACGCAGATCAAACCACCGAGGTAGAACTTTGCACCATGCCTTTTGTCCCAGAGCTCATGGAACTCCTCATATACGCCCATCTGCTGAAGCAGAGACTTCACGTTCGGAAGGCGCTGATGAGTCCACAGATAGCCCTTGTGGCCCTGGAACTCAGCGACAGCACACAAGTCCTTGGTCGGCCTGTAGGTTAACAGGCAGCTATACTTCGGCATGGTAGACTCAGCGTTTACCGGACGGCCGGTATCCTTGACGTCATAGTCGACGACCTTGGTACCGCTCTCGTTCGGGCCAAACGGGCTGAGCTTGCCGACATCGAGGCTTCGCTCGGTCGTGATCTTCTGGGTACCGACTTCCTCGTAATACTTGCCAGGCTGCTGCGGAGTCGGCTTCTGCTCAGGAGAAGCAATGAGCACGACGCGATCGTAGTCCTCGATGGTCGGCTCAACGACGTTCACGCCAAGCTCGCATACCACAGGTACCTGAGGAACAGCCTTGGCCTGCTCCTTTGCCTCGGCCAGCTCGCGCTTCAGTTCGGCGATCTCCTTCTCACGAGCGTCGTCAACGACAGTGGACTCGCGCTCGGGTTCAGGCTCCGGCTCAGGCTTCACCCCCGCCGCCATCTTGTCCTTCTCTGCACGCCTGGCTTCGGCGATTGCCTTCTGTTGCTCTGGCCATGAGAGTCCTTCGAGCGATACGCCCAACCTATCGGCCTCCACGGCGATTGTCTCCTTGCTAAGAAAGCCTGCCATTCAGTTCTCCTCTCCATGACAGTATGCCTACAATGAGACCATAGCAGGACTACGTCATTACTACAAGAAAAAAAGGGCCACACCACCCAAAGGTGGCATGGCCCTAGCAGCATGACTACTCCTCGATAAGCTCTTCGATAGCATCCATGAGGCGAGTGAAGCGCTTGAGAATCTTGTACGGCGTGGAGCTGTTGCCGATGAAATCAGCAACAGACAGCTCGAGAACAAGTGCAGCATTCAGATTGAACTCATCCTTATCAGGATCAATTCCATGATGGAGAAGAACTGCCTTGACGATACTGGTCACGGTGTCTGCGAGTTCATTCGGCTTAATGTCTCCAATCACTCCGATACCACAATCGGACGCGATGAGGAGATGATCCATGAACGGGAACGCGAGTTCATCGACATCGTCATCGACCTTAACATGCGCAACACTGGCGCCTTTCTCCTTGGCTTTCTTGATGACTTCCTTGTTGCGGTCCGCCACCCTGTCCTTAACCTCATCAGGGCTGCCGGACAGAACATCGTCAATGTTCTTATCGCCATACGCCTTGCGGACGTTGTCCTCGATCGTCTCGTTGAGACTCTTCTTGCTATCGTTCTCAGGCATGTTGGTTCCTTTCGATTTCGACTGTCACATCAGACAGCCATTTGCTAAATACATCCTTCAGCATGGCAGGAGCTTCTTTCAGATCTTCGATCTCTAGCTCCGTCTCATCTTCAGAATCGTTCAGCATCAAATCAAGCATGGACTTGAGCCCCTGATCCCATGTCGACGGATACTTATCGCATGGGACAAACTCTGATTTGATTGGCTTTCCGTTCTTCGGATTCACCTTGGACAACGGTGACTTATCGATGGCGAGGCAGAGGCCATTGGAATATGGCCTCAGCCTCCATCGCCTGCCGTTGTTAGGATTGGTGATGATGATCTTCATCATTCTCCCTACAGTTCAGACGACAACTTTCGCATCTTGTTGCGGACCTTTTTGCTTTTGACCATGTAGGAGCAATGACGCTCCTGCACTACATCCAGAGCGAAGTCCAGATCATCGAGTGCGTCATTAGACTTGGCGAGTTCATCCGACAACTCCATGACAGACTCTTCGATCTCGTTAATTCGCTCTGCTTTGCAAACACGTCCGTTGTTCTCAATCGGTTGGATAGACGTCATGCGGCACCTACTTCGTGACGTAGACGGTATCGCCTCGGGTGATAACCTTGACGTTCACGTTCAGCTTGTCAGCTGCCTTACGAATAGACGCCGCCTTGTTGCTTGCGATCTTGAGATCGAACTTCTTCATCATGGCAGTAGCGGACTCGTCTGCCATGAAAGCCTCGAGCAGCCTCTCCCAATCATTTTCCTTGGTAGGAAGCTCGTCGATCTTCTCGAAACCGAAGTCAGTAATCTTAGGCATTGTGCCTCTCCTTTCGTTAAATGCTTAGCGCATTGTTTACCTTGAGATAATCGGAGTAAATCCGATCTTCCGAAATGACTGTGTCTTTTGTCTTAGACAACATAAGACAATCCATATACTCGACGTATTCGTTCCACATCTTTGCGATGTCCATGACAATGTCAATCTCATCAATGAGATCTGCTCTGTCATATTGCTTCGAGAACTCCAGGCCGCACTGTGGCAAGTAGAACATGATGGTTCCTGTCTTGATGGTGTAGCATACAGCCATCGCCGTAGCGATTTGCCAGCGCTCCTCAAGCGGTTCGTCACGCCCGATCATCGAGAGTCTCTGGAATGCCTGGCCCGCCTCGTAGCTCTTGATCTCCAAGATCTCGTTCGGACCAGGATTGGCATCGCCATTCTTATCGACAAGCTCGTCATCAAGATTGACAACCATCTTGGTACCAGGAAGCTGAGGAATATCCATGGCATCCGGAGAAAATGCCAAGCATCCTCGCGCTATTAGCTTGTCATCCCATGGATAGAAATCAGTGCCATTGATTGCATTATATTCATCGATGGCATAGGGCTCCATGATGTGACCTCTGGCCATCGGACCAAAGGACGACGTATCGATCTCGCAGTTCATCTTCGAGCCATAGACTTTGGCGAACTGCAATGCATCATGCAACTTGATCTTGCCGGCTTTGATTCTCTTGTAATCGGTGATAAGGTTCTTTACCTCTGATGCTGTAAGATGCTCTCGTCTTGCTGCTAACCAGAGTTCACCCACGTTATGCGACCAGCTGCGTTTAGTGCAGAAGTTGGTCTTCTTCATATCGGATCTCCGTTCTTAAATAGTTATCCCAGTAAGCCGGGGACCTTTCGATCCCCGGCCTTGGGAACTAGGTTAGTCCAGGTAAGAGGCGATCTCCTCGATCAGCTTTTCCGGATCAACGTTGAGGATGTTGCCGATCTCGAGAGTGTCGACACGGACAACATTGGAACCCTCGACGAAGCGCTCGATCTTGAACCACTCGAAGGCATCCTCGAAGTCAGAGATGACATCGTTGATCTTCTCGGACTTATCGAGCTCACGGATCTCACTGAGGATCTGCTTGCCCTCAGCGACCTTCTTATCGAGGGTCGGAGTGTCAGCCTTGACAGTCGGCACCATGCGAATGGACTTGCGCTCGAAGCCATCGAGGCTACGCTCGGGCGTCGGCTCGGGCTGATCATCCAGATACATCAGCTTCTGGATGCAGGTCTCCAGATCGTTGATCTGCTCGGCCACCTTATCAGGGAGAGCGACGACGTTGTCGTCATTGTCGATCAGGTAACCATCGACGAACTTGAGATCGGACTTGAGATACATCTTAGCCATGGTATGTTCCTTTCCTTATGGCTGGGTTTACTACAGAGTTTTCCCTGCTAGAAGGGAATATCTTCATCGTAAACTTCTACAGGGACTTGCGCTCTTTGCGCAACCTGAGGATTCTGAGCCGGCGCTGCATACTGAACTGTTGCTCCGGGAAACTGCTGCTGCATGACAGCGGCCTGCTGCTGCGGTGTCATCACCGCCTGCTGCTGAGGCATCATCGGCTGCGGCATAGCTGGCTGAGGAGCTGGCGCCTGCATGGCGGGAGCCGGACGAGCAGCCTGCTGCGCCTGATACTCCTGCTGAACCTGCTGCTGATTACGCTGCATGGATGCGGCAGAGTCAGTCACCTCATATCCGAAGCCCTCGATTCGCGGCATCTTCTCGCCGATCTGGACAGACCAGGGACGAGGGTTAGACGCTGAGTAGCCGAAGCCCTGCGGCGGCTGCTGCGTAGTCACCGTGATGTGGTAACCCATGCAGTCCGCAATGCTGGTGGCATTCGGATTGACAGCAAGGATAGCCTGCATTACCTGGTTAAACGCAGAGGTCGGACGTTTCTTGGAAATCGAGAAGGTCCAGTCGAAGCAGTTGCCCGCAGTATCAGCCACGGTGAACTTGATGTTGCGCACAGGGTTGCCGTCATCCCAGAACTTCGGAGCACCCTGCTTGCCATCCTGCGAGAAGTTGTGCGCGATCGGCGTGTCGATCCCGACTACCTGTCCATCGAGGATCAGCGAATAGCCATCCTTCTCAGGACTGTGATAGTTCCAGGAGTTGCCGGAACCACCGCCGTTGAAGTCCAATACACCCATGAGACATTCCTCTCTCTAGTCGTTGAACGCATAGTTCAATGCGTCCTCTTCACTACCATCAGGACCCCATGAGGGGAGGTAGTTGAATACGGTTTTAATTTTATCATTGAAGTAGTCCTCGTCGTAACGAGTCTCATCAATCGAGATCGTCTTATCAGCGATCTTATCCTCAAGCAGCTTGCCTACGTTCTGCTGGAACTCCTCCTCATCGCAGGCTCCGTACTTGACCCAGGCCCAAATGCAGAAGTTGACCGCATCACAGTTGCGGGAACCTTTGCACATGAAGTCATGGTCCTTGAAGTAGTTCTTGAAGAACTTATCAGAATCCATTACTCATGCTCCTTAATCCAATTGTCGATTGTAGATGCGAGTGCCGAGTAGTCCTCGACGAATGCGTCATATGCCTGACCGTAGTTCTCGGTCTTGAACATCTTGCCGTTGTCGATTGTCTTATCGATCATCATCTTGTAGAACTTGGCAAGCGGCAGCATGTCATAGCCTCGGCTGGCATACTTGAGTACACGCTCCCACTGACGCAGGTAACGAGCGACCTCCCAGGTTGCATAGTTGTAATAGCGGAACTGGTTCGGGATCGCCGTCATCGGATCAGACTCCGACACACCGAGCACATCGACCATGTCCTTTCGGACTACCTGCTGCTCACGCATATCCAGATAGTTCCCGGACAGGATGTCGTAGCCCTTCATGATGATGCTCATATCAAACGTGCCGAGTACCGCACCGACGGTATTGCACAGCTGGCCACGATGATTCTTGGTGGAGACGTTCACGATCACGTCGTCATCATCGCTGCCGAACTTCAGGGTGATCAGCTTGCCACGACCATATCCACCATGGAGCAGGGAACCGATCTTGGATTCCTCGCCGGCTGTGAACTCCGGGCGATCTCCCTTCGGCACGAGGTTCATCTTGTTCATAAGGTAGCCCACCGCGTAGCACTGAGCCTCACGGCTGTAGCAGAACACATCGATGTCGGGCTTGGTATCCCAGTTATCGAAGTCAGTGATCTCACCGAACAGACTTCCGGTTATGCAACCATCGATGTCAGATTCCACGAGCTGCTGGAAACGCTTCCAGATGTCGTCTTTGAAAGACATTGTTCTCTCCGTTCATCAGTCTTTCGTTTACTCGTCGAGGTGCTCGTAACCACCTGCGGCCGCGAGCTCCTTAAGAGCCTTCTCCTTTTCCTCCTCGGAGTAATCATCGCTATGCATGATCTCTCCGAATTGGGACTTGGTCATGCGCTGGTAAGCCATCGCCTTCATGAAGTCGAGCAGGTTCATCCCTTCCTCCTCTCGATGTAATCGAGCATGTAGTTCCATATCTCGTCCGTCATAGGTGACGGCTTGAGACCGTTGTAGATCTTGTTCTTGCAATGGCGCAGTGAGTTCGCCGTGTTGCCCACGATATCTATGTGAGCCTCGGGAAAGTGCATCGTCGGGATCAGCCTATCTACCGAGAAGATCAGGTGATAGCTAGTCGGCAGAGCCAAGAGCTTGAGGTCATACGAATCAGGGCTCACATGATCGAGCACTATATCTCGTTTATAGAAGGACGCTGTTAGGTCCATGAGCGGAGCAAAGGCTTCGATGACATCGATGTCAAGCTCACCCTCATGGTCACCGTCTACGTCTATCGCAATGAGCTTAGTGCCCTTGAGATTCTCTGATACGTATTTCGACTTGACGACTTTTCCTCGGAAGACTCGCGAGAAATGCTGAGCATCGGACAGGCTCATGCAACCGAGTGACCAACGGATCATCGGCCGCATGTTCTTGTCCATCGGCACCCACCTGTTTGCGATCTCCGGCTGGTCGAGATACGGGTGAATCGGATAATCCGAATACGGAATAGTCTTCGACCTGAGCTCGCTCGGTATCATGAGGGCAGACTGAGAACCTTGTTGGTACAGCTGCCTGTTATGCACGCCGTTCCAGAAGTTCTGTTCGTCTTTGCCTCTGATGAAATGGCCATTGGCATAGACCTCGGATACTACATCCTCGATCTTTCTACCCTTCAGTCCCTGACGGTACATCCAGGTATATATCGATCCTCCTTTCGGAGGGCACGGATCTTCTGTCATGTGTTACTCCTTCATGCACTTGGCCCAGCCAGTCTTGTATTCCTTCTCGCAATTAGGCGAGCAGACATCTACCCACTGGGTAAAGCCAGTGCGATCATTTGCGTACACGTGATAGCACCAGAGCTTGCCTACGCTCGGCGGATTCTCTTTGACGGCAGTGTTAATCACGTCATCATATCCGCACCAGGGTGCATCGTAATCTCCAAAGGAGATAACGTTGTCGAAGCTCCTGCCGCAGACATGCTCCTTGATGATCTTGCTAAACTCTTGGGCCTCCTGTCCACGAGGACACATACGGCGCAGCTTGCCAGGCGAGGGTAGCTTGTCGCCCTTGGCAAACCACACGCTGTGCGCAGCGTGTACGATGAGGTCAGCGTTGGCCTGCTCTCTCATGGTGTCTACCATCTTGAGCAGCGTGTCAGCCACGCCCCACGGGATTGATGCAGAGACATCAAGGATCAGCAGGTTCGACGACGGCAATTCGTTATCGAAGTTGCCGACGCAGCATCCGAGCTTCTTGTTATAAGAATCACGGAACTTCAATGACTGCATGATGTTGTATCGAATGTTCTCCTCGATCTCACCCAGGAACTTAGGCATGAGTCCCATCTCTGAGATGATCTCGGGATCAACCTTGGACAGACTGCTACCAAGGAAGTCTTCGATGCTGATGTTCTCTTCCTGCTTCGGCGAGGCGTCGCCACCACACCTGCGAAGAACATTCGCAGAGTCGGTCTGCACTTCGTCAAAGCTCTCGTCGACATCTATTCCAACCGGATCGAACTCATCACTATCCGTAAGCTCATGGCTGCCTGTGGTGTTGATGTTCCACTCGCTGTCCTTCTCGACGGCATAGCCGACTGGAGGCGGAGTGATGACGGTGACTTCCCTGATCCTGCCACCCTTGATGCGGCACATCCTATACCAATCAACGCCAGGCATTGCCTTCTCCAACGCAGGCAGCATGATGGAGAGGATCAGGTCAGTATCAGTTCCATAGAACCACTTGATGTACGGGATGCCGGAAGTGCGACAAGTGTCGACAGCTTCCTGGTTCTTGCAGACATACACCTCGGGCAGCTTGAGAGTGCCGAGCTTCAGCCTATGCATGTTGATCATTTTCATGTCCTCTCTTCTAGAGCTTCATTGACTCGAGCATCGGCTTGATGACATCGTCCCATTCATCCATGTTCATAAGCATGTTCATGAGGGTGGTTGTATCAGACGTCTTTTCACTTGCAAGCCTATCGATCTCGCTGAGTACATCGGTGTGCTCATCTTTCGTATCGCTTATGCCTTTGATGACTGCTTCAACTTTCTCAGTGAACTTGCTCATGCTGCTCGCCGAGACTCCTTTGGCAGACATGATGAGTGACTTGACTAGTCTGCTGTTGATGTGTGCATCCAACAGGAATCTCTCGAGATCCTCATCATCGATATTGTTCGTGATGAACTTGCAGAGCTTGGTCACTGTTCTCGGTGTCTGTGCATTCCAACTTGTGACGTTGGTGTCAGAGGCATCGATCTCATTCTGCATACTGTCTTCGATGATGATGTTCTGGCTATCTTTCATGTACTGTTTCCATTCGGCAAAGTCGAACTCCATGCCGATGAACAGGAACCTGTCACGGATAGCAGCAGGCAGCTGGTTCGGATTTGCCAATGGATTCGCAGCAGCCACGATCATGACATCGGGCAGGGGCCTATCACTCATAAGCCTTCGCTCCTGGATCAGCGTAAGGCAGGCAGAAAGAACTTGCTGCTGACCTTGAAGCAGCTCATCGAAGAACAGAATGTCTCCGTCCTTCAGTGATGACAGACGAACGTGATCATAGACCGTCATGCCGCCGGCCTCCTTGTCAGGCATAGTGATGCCGGACACCTCGGACGGAAGGATCTGCGAGGCAATGATATGCACTACCTTCTTGCCTCGGTCCTTTGCATAGCGTTCGATCTCATGGGTCTTACCGATACCGGGACAACCCATGAAGCACGGCACGATCTGATCACGTACGCCGTCTTTGTCGATCATCTCCAAGAAATGGTAGATGTCTTTTGTTTTCATTCTTCTCTCCGTTCTTTAGAACACTGGCTCAGGCTCGTTAGTCTGAGCGACTATCTTGCCAATGATTTTCTTAGCCTTCTCCGTGAAGCGTACTGTTGTACTCACCTCCTTAATTGCAACGATATTGTCACCGTGCAATTCGAGGTATTCGTAGTTGATAGTCTCGACAGCTAACAGGAATCTCATCATCGTTCTGGCTAGATGTCCATCTTCAAAACGGCAGCTTAGAATCTTGCCGACTGTCTTATGGAAACAACTTTCGAACTTGATGTGCCTGTCGTGGTCTTCGTAGAGATTCGAATCGACATACTGGACCTTGTCTTCCATGCTTAACGTGATGTCCACGTCATCATAGAAGTCGTAGCCTACAAAGATATTCGTGATGGCGCAATAGGACATCGGTATCACGATGCTCTGGCCTATTGCATTATCGGCGATATACAAATAAATCGAATCATCTTCGATGTTCATTTGTATTCTCGGAGAGACGAGTTTAATGTTCATCGTTTTTCTCCGTTCCGAACTTCTTGCTGACGATTCTCTTAGCCTTCCTTACGCCATGCATCGTCTCGCTTATCTCTTTGACCGCAGCGGCATCTACACGGTGCGATCTGAGGTACTCATAGTTGAGGTTCGCAATGGTATCCAGGAACTCCATCAGTATCTCGGCTAAGTCATTATCGATGAAATAGCTGTTCATTACATTGTCGATGGTCTTATGGACACAGTACGGAAACCTGATGTTTCGATCGCTAGGGAATCTGATATGTCTATTGGCAGCAGTCTGCTCTTCGAGATATGCACGCTCGCCAGCACGCTTCAGGCCCAAGGTAAATGTTATACCGTCGTCCGGATACGTACCGTCATCGATGTCCACGATGGAGGCGTAGGACAAAGGTATCACGGCGCCTTCACTATCATCGCCTTCGATAACGTATATGACGATCATGTTGGTAGCCTCGATCTCCACGTTGAGCTTCGAGGCAATGAGTCTGACCTTCTTCATTTCTCTCCGTTCTTCAATCGTGTAACAAAAGTTTCTTGCTGACGATTTTCTCAGCCTTTTTTACAGTGTGTACTGTTTCACTTACTTCCTTAATCGCAGCGATATCGTTCTCATACAATGAGAGATACTTACGATTGAAGTCCTCAATGGTGGACAAGAACTTCAGTAACGGCTTGGCTAAGTCATCATCGTCATAATAGAAGCTCAATATATCGTCAGATATTCTATGAACACATCGCGGAAACTTGAGACTCTGATTCTTGGGAGACTCGATATGTTGATAGATGCCTTTCGAAAACTTCCTATCGAGATATGTTTTATCTTGTTTGTACTGCTTGTACTTCATGCTAAAGACAAAAGTTATATCGCTATCAGGATCAGCACTGCTGTAGACAGCCATGATCGAACAGCAGTACAAAGGTATTACGACACCTTCGCTAGGCTCGTCTTCAGTGGTATATAAAGCTATCAAATCATCTTCGATGTCTACATTCATCACCGAAGTAATAAGCCTGACTGTTCTCATTTCTCTCCGTTCATAGAAACAAGGGAGACGGGACAAACCCGCCTCCCTTTTGGTTGCTAACCGAACAGGCCATACCTGCTGATATCTTGCAGGACAAACAGGCCCATGGCGATGCCTTCGATCACGATCAACCAGAGGACGAACTTAACGATGGTCTTGATCACGAACTTCACGATCTCTGAGACAGTCATATGCTTAAGCCTGATAGACCAAGGCAGCTCATCCATCCGCATGGCGTGCTTCGGTGAGATCAGCTCTGGATACTGCTGGTAGGACTCATAGCCAGCCATGCCAGCATTCTTGTGATCGTGGTACTGTGCCAGCTTTACAGTCTTATTGGTATTGTTCATTTGGTTATGCTCCAATCTGATTGTTATGATGTTCAATTGTCCACTCGGAGAACTCGTCGACGAACATCTCTGACATTGCTTCTTCCCAGCATTTCATTGACCTCTGCACTTTGCAAAGCGTGGACACAGAGACGTCCTCACCGTGCAGGATGCACAGGAATCTAGACGTATCGATGATCACGCGACGCACGCCGATCTGCATATCGAGCAAGCGTTGAGCGTAATCAGGGTCGAGCGAGATCTCGATCTTCGACAGCTCATTGAGCTTGTCGGGACGACTGTCCATGATGCACGCAGACTTGAGTGATGCTATGGCACAAGTGAAGTCCATCATGATGTTGATGTGCGTGATGCCGTCTTCACGGTTGATGATGCGATTAGCGAACTTGTCTTTCATGATTCACTCCGTTCTTCCGGATTCACCGGATAAAGAAAACAAATGATTTTGCACACGCGATGACCAATGCACGCCCATTAACAGCTGTACGCCTGCGATCTCGGACAAGCCGCAACCGGCTAGGGCCGGTTGTTCGCACACCGACAGCCATGGGCTGCATCGCGTGAAAAAAAAT